ACTTTGAAAAAGGTAATTTGAGGATTACCGGTTAAATAAACATCCTGAGCACCATAAGCTACTAATTGAAGAAGACCACCACCCATTTACGCTATATTCTTTATACTATTAGAGGAGAAAAAAATATAGATTATATGACACAAAAATAAATTTTATTATATAAACCTTAATATTTATAATTCAAATATAATGATGTTTAAAGAGAAGTCATCAAAAAAAAAGATAAACACTGATATAAATGAAACGGTGACTTTAGATGCTATGCATAACAATATGATAAAAGATTTTGAAAAAAGTGATAAGGAAAAAATATACTATATTGATAAATTAAATAATTGCGAAGAAAAGAAAAACGAAATATTGAAGCAAATTAATAATACGTCAGATAAAGAACTTAATAGTAGATTGTGGTTAAGTAATATTGAGTTGAATGAACAGATTATAGATATTAAAACAAAATTGAATGAACTAAATAATTTAGACGAAATTGAATATTATAAAAACACTAGTGATATATTATTTCAATATTATGATACGGTAAATAAGCAATCTGATATTAATCAAAATATTAATTTTATTAAGGAGGCTTGTAATAAACCGAAGATATATAAAAAAGATTCTAAAAAAAAGCGAAACATTACTATATTTTGTAATACAATAAATGTATTAGAGGCTCTTAATAACATAGATAATAAAAAAATAGTATTAGAAAATATATCTAAAGATAGCGATAAATGTGAAAATATAGAAAGCGAAAAACCGGAAGAATACAAATGCGACGATAAAGAAGATAATAACAATTGTAAGGTATATGATAAAAGTACTTTAGTAGATAAATATATGGCGATAATCAATAACAAATATGTAAGAACAGTAGAAGACGAAAATATAGAGATATGTAAAATATGTAAAAATAATATGACATGTCTTCAACATGATGCCATAATAGTATGCGGTTATTGCGGATATCAAGAACTATTGTTAGTTGAGCAGAATAGACCAATATTAAAACAGAATACGAAGGATACTTCGCATTTCTGTTATAAACGAATAAATCATTTTAGAGAATGGTGTAATCAAGTACAAGGAAAAGAAAGTACAGATATACCGGATGAAATATTTGAAAAAATTTTAACGGAAATTAAGAAAGAGAAAATAATAGATTTGAAAAAAATAACTTATTTAAAAATGAGGGATATTCTTAAAAGATTGCGAATTAATAAATATTATGAACATATTAATTATATTATAAATAGAATTAATGGAATACCCACGCCGCAATTTAGTCCCGAATTAGAAGATAAACTCTGTAATATGTTTAGAAGCATTCAAGCGCCGTTTTTGAAACATTGCCCTAAAGATAGAAAGAATTTCTTATCATATAGTTATGTACTTTATAAATTTTTTCAAATACTTGGATTAAACGAATATTTGAAGTATTTCCCGTTGTTAAAAAGTAGGGAAAAACTTTATGTTCAAGACCAAATATGGAAAAAGATATGTGTTGATTTGAATTACGAAATAATACCATCTTTATAGTGGATATTTTATAAGGAACTTATAATAAATAATATCAAGCAGCAAAGCAGCAAAGCAGCAAAGCAGCAAAGCAATTAAGTAATTTTTGAAAAATATTATCATATATTATATAAATAATAGTGATAATATAAATACATTTTATATGGAAACAGTAAATGATGTGCGTATTAATTATATAGATTTTGAAAAAATGAATTTAAAGGAACTAATATCTTATTGTAAAGAACATAAAATAACTAGATATTCGAATAAAAATAAGGGCGAACTGATATCTTATATCAAAGATATACCCGTGGATACGAATGCCAATACGGAAGATTTAATAACAAGAGAATATCTAGAAAAAGAGAAGATATGTCTAGTCTGCGGAGATTGTCTTGATGTAATGTTAAAGATAGAAACTAAATCTGTAGATTTAATACTATGCGATTTACCTTACGGAGTCACGAAAAATAAATGGGATATTATAATCCCGTTTGATAAATTATGGGAACAATATAATAGGATTATAAAGGATAATGGGGCAATTATACTATTTAGTAGCCAACCTTTCACTACGGCGCTCATATCAAGTAATATGAAACATTTTAGATATTGTTTAGTATGGGAGAAAAATAAATTTAGCGATTTCCTAAATGCTAAAAGAAAACCTATGAAAACAAATGAGGACATTTGTATATTTTACAAAAAACAGCCTACATACAATATTTTATATTGGTATAGTAGTCCGTATGAACGTTGGAATACGCAAAGTGCCGTAGATAGACAGAGTAATTATGGAACTCATAAAGAGAATGTATCTGTTAGTGATGGTAGAAGACTTCCTACAACTGTCCTTAAGTTTAACCGTGTTGAAAGACCTGCGCATCCAACACAAAAACCAGTAGATCTGCTAGAATGGTTAATAAAATCATATACAAATGAAGGAGAAACTGTATTGGATAATTGTATGGGTGTAGGTAGTACAGGAATCGCAGCAATAAAAAATAATAGGAGATTTATTGGTATTGAATTAAACGAAGAGTACTATAATAAAGCGCTCGAATTCATTCAAATACAGAAATCGATTGTAGTATAATTTCTATATTTCTAATAATAATATTTCGCTATACCGGGTTTTTCTTATATACTCTTGCTATATCTTATATCTAAACCAGATTTTTCTAAAATTTGTATTTTATAATTTGAGTACATAACTTTTTATTTTCTAATATTCCAAAAGTTTTCTAGAAATTTCTAAATAAAAAAAGTTATGTACTCAAATTTCAAATCAATATTTTTAAGATTTTCTAGATAGATTAAGGATATAGATATACTTAAAAAATGATATTTCGCGCTATTTATATCACTATAATATGCCTCGGAATACTCTAATATACGAGGAATTATTTATACTAGTTCAATCAATATTTTTAACATATATAATACTTGTTTCAATGTATATAATATTATTTCATGTTCCTAATGAAATTATATAAATATTAAAAATAAATCAAGGGCTATTTTATATTAACATAAATTGATTGCTATTTTTAAGCCCTATTTTGCTATCATTTTGATAAATAGAAAATCTATTTGATAATAAATCTAATACATATAATATTAGGGCAACTAATATAGTGAGTGTTAGTAATTTGGCGACATCGAAGCGATTATTTTGTATTAATAATGCCACGAATGCTATTATAAGGGCTTGGACGGCATATTTTATTATATTATATAATAATAAGTTAAAATCATCGTATTTCTTGATAGACATTTATTATTATAAGATATTTTTTTACAAAAATATATAAGATTTTAAATATATATTTATAATATAAGATAGAATATAAATAAGATGACCAGCGCTCAAGATAATACTGTGGTTTCTACAAAGGAAGTTGATTATTTGGATGAAGATAAACCTATCCGTGGCCAAAACTTTGTGCTATTGTCTTTTTTGAGTCCTGAAGATGTTATTGTAAATAAAGAAGCATATATTTTTAATAAATTTATACAAAAGTTCTCCGATGATATGAAAAAACTCCTCGATGGAATTAAAGAAAAAAATCCCGAGCAAAAAGATATGGTTGATACTATCGTAGATAATCATTCATATCTCTTTGACCCTAAAGAGATGAACGAACAATACTCTTTTTATAAATCAGTAAATAACGATGAATTGGAGGCGAATTATCATAAAGAAAATAATTTCATTACTTCTATGCGCGGTATTAAAGTACGAGGGACATTTGATACTATTGAAGAGGCAAAAATCCGTAGTGAATTTTTGAAAAAAATAGACAATAAATTCAATATCTATATTGCGCAAGTTGGATGCTGGTGTCCTTGGTCTCCAAATCCGGAATCTCTTGAAAATCAAGAATATTCGGAAACGCAATTGAATACTCTCATGAAAGAATATAAGAAGAATATGGATAATCGCGATATTGTATTCGAGAATAGAAAACAGACATTCGCTTCAAATGCTGCGCCCGTTGGCGATAATGTAGAAGCGAGTAATGAAAATAACGATGTTGTAGAATTGGATGCGGTTAAAGAAGAAATTGAGAAAGTTGATGCTTGGAGTGAAAGAAATACTTAAAAATAAACTATATTATATAATTAAGAAATGAAAGCAATCGCTATATTTTTACTTTTTATAGGTACTATATTAATAGTTCAAGGGTATTATAGTAAAAAGCACACTTGTAGCAAGGAGAAGGTAGTAGTAAAATACGTACCTAGAAGTACATATGAAGAACAATTGAAACCCGATGAAAGTCTTCAAACATTTTATAGGGGAATGTTTGAAGACATTATATTACCTTAATTATTTTTATCCTCAATATTATTAAATGGATATATTAAGAAATATTGAAAAAAAAATATTAAATATCGCAAACAATAATACAAATGATATAAATAGTTTAAAGGCGGATATTAAGATATATCTTGATAATATTAATAATCAGCAAGATATTACTTTTCAAAAAAAAAACAAATATGAAGAACTTTATGAAAATAAAAGAAAATTAGCGCATATAAGTTATGAAAACTATTTATCTGTAAAAGCAGAATTAATGAAAGAAATAGAAAAAGATAAAACTAAAGGTGCTGTTCGTAAATATTTGGAACATAAATACGAAGCAGAAGATATACCCGATATCTATACATATGAAAATATATCATTGGATAATGTTAATAATGACGTAGAACCTGCTCTATTAAAACCTGTGCCTCCCAAAGAACCTAAAAAATATCCTAAAGATATTAAAGAACGCAAGGTAATAAAGGCTCCTAAACTTCCTACAGTACCCAAGAAAGTTCCTAAACCTGTACAATCTACCAAAGAACCATCCGCGCCCACCAATCCACCTATAGTACCTGCCGAACCCACCGAACCCATTGTTATACAACCCTCTGTTCCTAATGAAAATGTTATAGAACCTATGGTTCCTAAACCTCCTACAAAACCCAAAAAACTTCCTAAAATACTAAATGAACCCAAACTTCAACCAAGTGCTCCAAGTGCTCCAAGCGCACCGACTGCTACAGAACCAAATGAACCTACCGAACCTAAAGAGATTTCTATGGTTCCTCCAAAACCTCCTAATAAATTACCTAAACTTAATAAAGATACTAAAGAATGCCCTGAAGGTGAGGAAATTAATCCAAAAACAGGAAAATGTGTTAAAAAATGTAAAGAAGGTGAAATAAGAAATGCGATTACAGGAAGATGTAATAAAATTAAAGAATCTAAACACGCAAAAGCAGTAAAAGCAGCAAAAGAAGCGAATGTCGCTAAAGAGGCGTCAAAAACGTGAGAACATCGCGATAATCTATCGAGTACCTATCGAGTACCTAGCGAAAACCTTAAGACGCAATATATAATGCGTCCCCCCAACCCTTATCTGTCATAATAGTAATTATTCTCCTAAAATTATAATGTCCTAAAAAATCATCTAGTTCTTTTACATTCGCACAATCTTTATACAATTCCATTTCATGTATTTTTATATATATTACTTTGACATATTTCAAATAATTAAGAGCGCCTTTTAGTCCGAGTAATTCCGCTCCTTGAATGGCGATATTCAAGAAATCATATTCCACCTTATTTATATTATATAAATTTAAAAAAGTATCTATTGTAATACTTTTGGATTTTACGCTATTTACATATGATATTGTCGGATAAACCTCGCTGTGTTTATACATATCTAATATAGATGATGAAGATGTATCTGTCGCCTTATATAATATTATATCGCAATTATCTTTATCTGATATAATATAATTATATATATTCTTAATATTATTATTTTTAGAAATCTCCACCATATCATTATTTCCCTCTATCCATATTATATCATCATCTGATACCCCCAATTTATTATATATAGGCGCCTCTTCGCACTTATGAGCACCTATATGAAAACACTTCCTTATTTTTATATTATTAGTTATAAGCAAATAATCTAAATAATCCGGATTTAGCAACATTATAATATAATTATGTTGAATATAATTATATATAATATAATTATGTTGCGTAATTATATTCAATATCTAAATATAATATAATATTAGATTATCATAATAATATCAAATGAGCGTTAGTGGCGAAAATAATGATATAAATGACCCGGTAGTACAAGATGTTCTTAATGAATTTAGAGATGAATTATTAATATCTAAAAATAATAAAGATATGAACGTAAATTCGCAAAATACTATAAATGATAATATCAATTTGGGTCCCTTAAATTCTCCAAATAGCCCATCGTATCTACAACATCCTCCATTACCTCCTCATTTACAATATCCTCCTAATTCGCAATATCCCGCACAACCATCTTCGCATCCTTCGCAAATATCATATCCTTCACATCCCTACACTCAACATCCATCGCACATTTCATATTCGCAAAATAAAAACGACTATATGTTATATATAGATATTGAATTAATAAAAAAAAATCTTATAATAGTGATAATAGTATTTCTAATTTATTTTAGCGGAATAATTAATAATATATACGATAAAATACCAGAATATTTACAAGAAAATATTTTATCATTAGATATATACATTAAAACAGCATCTTTATTTATAATACTCTATATCATATCATACACTGGGTACATATAATATTTAATAATTATAAGAATTATTAACAGTCTGAATAAGTTTTGGTTCTTTTGAAGAAGTCATGAAATATTTATATGCGAAATAAACACCTACAAAGAAAGTTAAAAATATAGAATATATAGTTGTTCCAAATATTATACTATAACTAGAAGAATCATATATATTTTTATTCATTACAACAATAGAAATAATAATAACATTATATAAAATTACAATTAAAGCATAAATCGCTACAAAAAGATTTGAATTTGTATTGTATCCCCATAATAATGATAATACAATAATTATACTTACTATTGAATAACCGAATATTGTAAATACATCTTTTACTATATCATCGTTTTCATTTTGTGAAACAAACGCTTCTTTCATTTTTATATCTAATAATTATTAAGATTATTTATTACAATCCTTATAAAAATTTTTAACATCTATATTAGTTCTAAAAGAATCTTTATCTATATCAATTATTTTAATAGAACTCAACTTTCTAGCACGCGATAATGCGGTATATGATTGACCACATGTAAATATATTAGGGCCTAAATCTAATTCTAATGCGTCTATTGTCATTCCTTGAGATTTATGTATAGATAATGCGTAACAGATTCTAATAGGCATATGTATTATGTAGGAACTTTTAGAAGATATACTATTATTAAATGTGTCCGTAAAATACTTGATAGTATGAATATTTCCATTAATATCATTAATTACTACAAAATCATTTCCGAGATGTTTAACAATTCCTCGCGTACCATTAACAAGAGATTCTTCAACATTTATATTTCTTATAATAATAATCTGCGCATTTAATGTCAATTCTATAGTGAATTTGCCTACCTCCTTTTCTTTATCAGAACTTGATATCGCCGTATAAGTTTTAGATATATTTCCGCACGCCTTCAATTTCTCTATTTCTATATTATTAATTTTATCAACATTAACATTTATAGGATATAATTTTGTAGGTATAATTCCATTTTCAAATTCTGTATCTTTTAATTTATTCAAAACCTTTATAATATTATCAGTACATCTGCCTTTCCTAACAATTTTTAAGATTTGCTGAAATAACAAATCTTCGTCATGTCTTATTAGTTTTTCCAATAATACAATTTTAATATTCATCTTATTCCATATATCCGCCAAGAAGCAGTATTTGCCTTTTACGGGCGCCAATTGACAAAAGTCTCCTACTAAAATTATCTGAATATTACCAAAATATACATCATTGGATTTTATAATACTTAATATAAGAGATATTTTTTCAAACAAGTCCTTATCAATCATCGAAATTTCATCAATGATTAATACTTCGAGATTTAAGATACTCTCGTGTTTTTTCTTATTCTTCAAAATATTATTTAATATTTCCTTAACAGTACCTGTTCCTAATCCAAGTCCTAAAAACGAATGTAATGTCTGGCCGCCTATAATAACAGCAGCAGTTCCCGTCGATGCCGTAATCGCATATTTTTTATTCGCATTATTCAAATATTCTATAATATATTTGATTGTATAAGATTTTCCAGTTCCCGCAGAACCAGTTAATAATATATTGTTCCCCTCGCTAACACATTTTAACGCATATTTTTGCTCTTCATTTAAAAGATTCATTATAAAAATAAGATAATTTACATTAATATCATTTTTTATTATATATCCATCCCATCCCATAATAAATCTTAATGATATTACAGTATTACATTACAGTAATACATAATTTTATAATTTATCTAGTAGTTTTTTAATACCCTTATTCTTTTTATTATAATTCGATATGAATATATTGTTCTTATTTTGTATCCTTTTAATAATATCGTTATGATATCTTTCTTCTATTGACGGCGAAAAGTTATAATACCATTTCTTCAAAATTTCTACGTCTATTATTTTATTCGGATTACAATTATATTCTTTATACATGTAAAGAATCGCTCTTGATATAATACCGCGCGAATCATTATTCGGCACGAATATTTTATCCTTATGATTCACATAATTATTACATTCTAGTTCTAGCCAGTTTTTATTTTTAATATCATAATCTTCATGAAATTTATAATTCGACCTATTAGCATTTAATGTATTAATAGTTTTTATAATATTATGCATATCATTAGACTGTTTAATATTTAATAAACATTGTGGGTATATATGCTCAGCAGAAACAAATTGTTTGTTGTAATTACAATTCGCTACAGTATTCGCTAAACTCTTTTTCAAATATTTATTAGTATATATCATTGGCATTTTCGGATCATTTAATATCGTATCTTTAATAATATTTGAGTACTGCATTTTTGCGAACGTTCTAACATAACTCATTTGAAACAAGAATAGCAGAATTATTAATAACATAATCTTCTTAGTATTATGTGAGATTATCAATTTTTTCTACATTAGGATATAGTATTTTAAAAAATATATACATATTATGATGTATATCATAATTGGCATCTGGTTTAAATAATTTGAGAAGATTTTTAGATTCAAAATCTCCGTGTATCCAATAATGAATCATTATAGGATTTGTAGTATATTTACCAGTCCTAACTGCGCTCCAATCTTTGTTTGCCGAAGGAATATTTTCTAATTTTAAATCATTTATAGGATATATCAATTCCCTGTCTTCTATTATAAATATATCATTGTCTTTCTTATCTTTATCGTAATTATTTATATTTGTCAATATATAAAATCCCCCAAATATATCAAATTTAGAGAATAAATCATAACCATGTCTATTTATATATTCCGGTATATTGCGCAAAAGTTTATGTAAAAAATTGTTGTTTTTATTTGCCGCAAAAAATGCATTACATATATATCTATCACTGTTATATATTAATTTTGTTTGCTCGGCAGGTTCATAACTAATATAAAACGTATCTCTAGTCATATCTAGGAGTTCCGAGAAATCTCGTAAAACTAATACATCTAAATCTATATATATACCACCGTAGTGATATATTATCAGAATCCTCGCGATATCCCCCCGCTGTACGCCAGTGCGTGCTGAATTATATATTTTATAAAAATCCGGATATTCGTCATTTATTAATTTTAATATCATCTTATCAGTCCATAAAATGATTTCGTACCCTAGAGATTTTAATAGTTTCGCATTTTCATCGCGTATATAATTAATTATTCGCGGCACAGGGTCATCGCTCCAAGTTTGATGTATTATTTTAGGTATCATATTATAATTAATAATATTACCCTTATTCTTTATATAATACCATGAAACCGCGATTTAGATAGATTCATCATAGTATTATCTAAAATATAATCCCATACGACTATACCATTTATTAACTTAATATTAGAAAATTCAAAAGATGGTATATAAATAGACATAAAATTATAGTTTCCGAAAATATTTAGCGTCCACATAAACTTAAATATTATAGTATATAAATACATATTTTTAGTGTCGTCATAAGATTTATAATGTATAATAGTATCCCTATAAAAATACACGGGAAGCACGTGAAATACTATATTACATATCATATATTCAGTTTGTAATAATTTTTTATCAGAAACACATCTAATAATTTTATTAAGAAAAAATGGCTTGCTACTATCTACAATTTGAAATAATATTCTGCTATCATATAACATAAAACTATGAAATATTATAAATATATTTAAAGAATTATTGGCGATAAATTTGGTTATTAATAGATTATTAATACCAAAATAGTTAATTAATAAGTAATTTAAAAATATCAAATATATATTCCAATTTGTATATTGATTTATTTTTCTCCGCAATATATCAATATTGATATTATCATTATAATACTTACTAATCATCATAAATATAAATATTATATATAAGAATACTTCAAACTGATTACTATCTTTATTATATACCACCAATTGATTCATTATATTATAATATAGATATTATATATTTATCTTATATATTATCTATATCTCGAATCTCGAATCCTTCGCCTGACCTTAATTTATTCTAATGGCGAGGATGTTATTGTCATACCGCAATATTCTACATTTTTAACTTTAAAATCCTGTTTTACATAAATGCCTATATTTATAGATTCTTCCAATATCCATTTAAAATTGTCCCAAAATTCTTCGGTGTGTCCTATGCTTTCTGTGGATAAATGAGCAAATTCGTGTAATACAACAAAAAACATAGTATTTATATCAACTAATTTATCATTATTGCGAAGACATAAAACAATCTGTTCGCCCTTATTTACAGAATAACTCGTATATCCTGGCGTATCAATGCCCTCTTTCAATCTGTCTGGTCTAAAGTTCTTTTTTAGTAATCTTACGCGATTATCATTTATACCAAATGATTTTTCCAAATGTTCCATTAATGTTATTAATCTTTCCCTTATTTTAGCGATTAAATTCGCTGCTTCTTGCGCATCTTCCTTAATTTGTACAACATATTCCTTATTATCTATCTTACTTTTAACTGTTATTAATCCATAATTAGCATAATAATTATAAATATAATAAATTCCTATTAATGTCACAATTATAATAATTAATCCATCTATATTTATTTCCATTCTTCTATTACTTATTATAAATTAAAAATTGATTACCTATAATTTATATTTAAATAATTGATATTATCTAGTTATAATGGATAAACCAAGAAAAGATTACGAACCTCTAGACAATAAACCCATTGAATTTCAAATTACAGATATCTATATTCCCGAAAATGACAGAAATAAGGAAAAAGATTTCGACGAAATATATTCAATGATACTTTATGGTATTTGTAATAATGGCGCTACTATATCAACTACCGTTAATTGCTTTAAACCATTCTTCTATATCAAACCTCCTGAAAGTTGGGAAAGTTATAGCGACAATCTTTTTGAGGCGAATGTATCAAAACTTAAAAATACTATGCTAAATGATAAATATACGGCACAGTTCAAAGGGAACAAATACGATAAAAAAATCATTCCTCATAATATGTTGTCTCATTTCTCTAATATTTCGGTAGTAGAACGAAAAGACTTTTGGGGATTTACTAACAATAAACTATTTCGGTTTATTAAAGTATCTGTAAAATCATTGAAATTATATAATAATCTCAAATATTATTTTAAATCTCTAGAAAAGCAAGGATTTAAAGCGTATGAAAGTAATATTGACCCATTTCTCAAATATATCCACATTCAAAATATTAAACCATGTGGATGGGTTAGAATTGAAAAATATAATATCGCCGAAGATTCGGGGAGATGTAATTATAATATTGGTGTTGATGGTAAGAACGTAATTCCACTAGATATTAATAAAATTGCTCCTATTCTGATTACCTCTTTTGATATTGAATGTACTAGTAGTCATGGTGATTTTCCCGTGGCGATAAAGAATTATAGTAAGGTCGCGCAAGATTTGGCATTAGTCGCAAAAGCAGGTTATGAATATACTAGCGATTTTATAATATACTGGTTGAAAAATATTTATAAAAAGGATATCGTAATAGATGAGGCGACTGATTTAAAAATTAATCGCGTATATACAAAGAAAAAAATAAGTAGTAATTATATTGATAATATTCCGACGCTTTTGAAAGATAAAATGAATGATATAATATCTATTTTGGATAAAATATCGGCATCTGTTAAATCTTCTGGAGGCGACGAAGAAAATACCGAAGAAGCAGAAGATGAAAATGAGGGTAATATGACCATCGCCCAATTGAATGAAGAAGAAACGAAGTTGGCTAAAATCTTAGATAATTTGCTGGTACCTTTGGAGGGAGATAAGATTATTCAAATAGGTACGACGGTTCATATTTACGGTTCAGAAAAAATAGTATATAAAAATATTATCACATTGGATACATGCGATTTAATTGAAGACTGCGATGTTATCTCGTGTAATACTGAAAAAGAGTTGCTAATAAAATGGAAGGAATTGATGAATGAATTAAATTCGGATATTGTTACTGGTTATAATATATTTGGTTTTGATATGCCCTATATTTGGGATAGAGCGAAAGAATTGGGTATTTTAGAAGATTATAGTATAGGTTGGGGAAGATTAATAACTCGCAAAACGTCTCTTGTTGAACAAAAATTATCTTCATCCGCCCTCGGAGACAATATCCTTAAATATATTGATATGGACGGTGTCGTATTAATTGACCTGCTTAAAGTTATGCAACGAGAACAAAAGTTGGACAGTTATAAATTGGATAATGTTGCGTCAATATTTTTGGGTGATAATAAGAATGATTTAAAACCTCAAGAAATATTCAATAAATTTAAGGGCGATTCTAAAGATAGATGTGAAATTGCCAAATATTGTATTCAAGATTGCTGTTTAGTTAATCGTCTTATTCATAAATTAAAAATTATAGAGAATAATATTGGTATGGGGAATGTTTGTTTAGTACCTCTTAATTTCCTATTTCGCAGGGGGCAAGGTATCAAAATATTCTCTCTAATCGCAAAACAATGTATGGAAAAAAATACACTAATTCCTACTATTAAATCCTATGATAACGATGTTATAGATATTGAAGATGGATATGAAGGTGCTGTAGTATTGGACCCGAAAGAAGCGATATATTTAAATGATCCTATTGTAGTATTTGATTACGGTTCTTTATACCCATCATCTATGATTTCTAATAATTTATCTCACGATTGTTATTTGATGGACGAAAAATATAGGGTATCTGATCCTAATATTGAATATAAAAATATATATTATGATATATATGAAGGTAAAGGAGATAAGAAGAAAAAAGTTGGAGAGAAAGAATGTACATTTGTACAATATAAAGACGGTCGCAAAGGTATCATAGCCGATATTTTAGATATGCTTTTAATTGAAAGAAAAAATACGAGGAAAAAAATAGAATACAAGACTGTAAAAGATGACAAAAATACTTATACCGGATTTTGTAGTGATAAAGGAGATATCTATAATATATTTAATATAGATACTGGGGAAAATTATAACATTCCGAAAGATTCTGTTGTATCCATCGAAGATACTTACAATAGTTTTGAACAGGATGTATTGGATTCTCGACAGATTGCTTATAAAATCACAGCGAACTCTCTTTATGGCCAAATTGGCGCGAGGACATCATCTATATATTTGAAAGAAATAGCGGCATGTACTACTGCTACAGGAAGAGAAATGATTATGTTGGCAAAGAAATTTGTCGAGGATAATTATGGTGCCGATGTAATATATGGTGATACAGATTCGATATTCTGTAAATTTCCGTTGAAAGACGAGGAAGGAAATATAGTATTGGGAAAGGACGCTCTGCCTTACGCTATTAAAATGGGAAAAATAGTAGAGAAAGAGATTGCTAAAATAATGCCTAAACCGCAAAAACTGAATTATGAAAAATCACTATATCCATTCATATTATTAAGTAAAAAGAGATATGTTGGTAATTTATATGAAACGGATGTTAATAGTTATAAGCAAAAATCTATGGGAATTGTGTTGAAACGGCGCGACAATGCTCATATTGTTAAAAAAGTATATGGAGGAGTTATAGATATCATATTAAAAAAACAAGATTTGGCGGCATCTATCGAGTTTCTTAATGAAGAATTGAAAGACCTAGTAGAGGGCAAAACATCTATACAAGAATTAGTTATTACAAAAAGTATTAAGGCATCTTATAAAGATCCTTCAAAAATAGCCCATAAGGTTTTGGCGGATAGAATTGGGGCACGTGATCCCGGAAATCGCCCTTGTGTAAATGAACGTATCCCGTTTGTATATATTAAAACGAATAATCCAAATTCACTTCAAGGCGATAGAATAGAAAATCCAGAATATATTGTGGAAAATAATTTGACACCTGATTATCTCCATTATATAACTAATCAAATAATGAAACCTATTATACAATTATATGCTCTATGTATTGATCAACTGCCGGGTTATGATAAAGATGATGAATATTGGCAGAATGTTGATAGAGATTTATTATCTAAACCGATGTATCAAGATAATATTCGTAGAAAAAATCGATTAGATAATCTAAAATTGCTGGCGGTTAAAGAATTATTATTTGATAAATATATTAATGTCTTAAGCGAACCTAAAGTTAGAAAAGTTTCCAAGGCGTCGCGCGCTTCTATAGCGACTACTAATGCGAATCCTAGTTATGCTATTGATAACGCGAATAATACAGAAGGTCGTGAGGAGATAATTAGTACGGAGAAGGAGAAATTGAAGAAATCTGATAAAAGTATTGAGGAAGGGACATTTAAAGCAGATATTAAAATTACTAAAAATATAAAAACGGGGGTTATTATAGCGGAGGCATATATTAGCGATGGAACATATAAATTATGGAAATACCAAAAAAATAATTGTAAGGATAAGAATAAGGAGATTATAAATATTATAAGCAAAATTATAAACTATGACAAAAATAAAAAATACGCAATTACTGTTAATAATAAGAAATTTATAACAGAATATAATACCGCCGTTGTATATTATAAGGAAAAGGAAAAATCCAAAGAAACTAACATATTGGATGATATATTCAATAATCAAAATATAGGAGAGTTAAAAATTATTAATAATATTAGAATATTTAGAGATATTATAGCGGAATATAAGCAGTTTTCATTTGTCTCCAAATAAATACTTGATTATTACGGCGGCCTTTTCTTTGCCTACCCCATCTATTTTACATAATTCCTTATTTTTATTTTCATTATCTATTAATTGCGTGATTAGATAAGGCATTGAAGGATATATCTTTGCGATATTCTTCGCTATAATATTTGAAATATGAGGGATTTGTGATAACTGCATTATATAACAAGTATCGACGTCAATATTATCTATCTTCTTTTTTTTCAGTTTAACATAATCTGTGTAGCAGATATCCGCAGAATTTTCATTAGTTTTTGTAGAAATGAACTTTTTGGGATTTTCTATTATTTTTACCGCTATTGATAATAATAATGTTGCTGTTTCGCAAATCTTTTTAGTAAAAAGAACTCTGATATTATCGCGAAACATTGTATTTATATAGGCACCTTGAATTATTGATTTATTTGAATAAATTTTAGATGATATAACATCGTCTTCTTCTATAATATAGGACAGTTGATATTTATCATATATAGATAACATACGCGCTTTCTGTTCCCTATATCTGCCGTCGTGTATAGATGAAACTAAATCTCTAACTGTTTTTCTTTCGAAAATATATAAAATATCATTATATTTAATATGAATATCACCAATATCTAAAGATTCTTTGATAATTTCTATTTTATCTTTGTAAATATCTAAATCTCTATCAAATATATCATTATACAATAGGTCTTCGCGCACATCAATTATAATATATAATTTTTTATCCATATATGATGATATATATTTATATATTTATATATTATAGATTATAGATTATAAATGAATAATTCTATAGATAAACTAATAACAAATGATGAATTATTAACATATATTTGTTTGATAGTAGGTATAGCGAATATAATATACTTTTTTAGAATTTTGCGAAAAGATGTGGTTCAATATATATATTTATTTCTAGTATTTGAATTTTTATTCTTAATATTCATAATATATTTTTTCATTAAAAAAAAGGATATTTATAAAACGGACAATGTTATAGAATATAATTGGTATTTTTATTTGCGAGTTATTATTATAATATATTCTTTCGTATGCTTTATCCTATATATTATATTTGTATTATCTAAATCGGCATCCAATGATATAAATACGTGCAATGTAAGAAGTACCGGAGGTACTGGAGGTACTGGAGGTACTGGAGGTACATATAGTGGTTCGCGGATTACAGTTTCAAAACGAATTTCTAATTTTTTTAGTTCATCTATAGCGGCTCCTGTAGCAAAATTATATAAAAGAGTTTTACATAAAAATAAATATTTAGAATCCGAATTAGAAAATTTGAATAATGAATTAGATAAAATTAATAATTTAATTAAAACGAGTAATGATAATGAAAAGAGAAGAAACTATAATATAAGAAAATTGGCTCTTCTTGGTAAAATAAACGCGAGAGATTATAGTAAATTACTAGCATTCAGAAAAAAATATAGACTGCTTTTAACTAATAATAATTTATTTAATAATATGCCGATTGCTAAACGTAATTATTTAACAGATAAACATAACTATTTTATAGAAAAAAATGAAGAAAGCATAACAAAACTTAAAAATTTCGAAGAAGAAGTTAATGAATTTAATAAAAATTATCAGCGACAAAACACAGACTATTTGGTAATACAAAAAGATAAAATAATACAAAAGATAAATAAGATTAATGACCAATTAAAAAAATCTAAATTTGCCGAAAATGAGAAAAAAATGAAAAGAGCGTCCAACAAAATACAACCTTCATCATCTGCCATATCTGGGTTAAATAAATCTCAACCCGTTGTATCTCCAAGGTCTTCGCGGTCTCCAAGGTCTCCAAGGTCTTCGCGGTCTCCTGTATCTCCACTGTCTCCACAGTCGCCACTGTCGCCTATAAATCAAGATGTTTTATCAGATGAAGAATTGAGAAAAATTGAAAATACAAATAAAAAAATATATGCGCATTTGACAAGATTTAGTTCAAAATTGCCAGAAGTAAATGAACAAGAATTAGATGAATTAAGTAAATAAATAATATATAATACATAATTATATAAAAAGTGATAACGATATATTATTTAAGTCTAATAATATATCTTTAAAGATTACTCGCGTACGTGATGGATTTTCTAACTAAAGAAGAAATTATTATTATTACAGAAGAATTCGCAAAGGATTATATGAAACGATATGATGATTCTCATAGTATTGAGCACGCTATAAGAGTTAAAAATATGGCGACAAGGTTAGCGATTGCGGAAAATCTTGATGACGACCAAATATTTATAATTCAGTTGGCGGCACTAACACACGATGTTAATGATAGTAAATATAATAATAATAGCGAAGATACGCAAGAAAATATATTAAGAGGTTTCTTTAGTAATTTAATAAATGATAAAATGTTATTGGAAAATATTATAAATACGGCGTGTAATGTAAGTTTATCTATAGAATTGGCGAATGAAAATCGTATTAAATCGATTGAACTAGATTGTGTTCGCGACGCGGACCGCATAGATTCTCTCGGAGCAATTGGAATATCAAGATATTTCACATATGGAATTGTTAGGAGACAAAGTGATATATCTAGTATAATAGAAAACATAGAAAATCGTACAAATATTTTGATGAATAATATAAGTACTGACATGGGAAAAAAAATAAGTAGTGAAAAATATAAGATAATTAGAATGTTCATAGAAGATTATCGAGATACTATGAATTATACTATGCTTTATCAAGAGATTTCATAGTTCTATTCACAAACTTTGTAATAATGCTATTTAGGATTAATTTAGCATCATCGCATTTTATCTCTTTATTAATTTTATCAATTAAATATTCGCTTTCGCGCTTTATATTCAATTTCTTAATATATTTTTTCCTATTATTTTTAGTAATAATATAACTTTGTAGCAGATTTATCGCCTCCTTTTTTTCAACATTTATAGTTATGACATAATTATTACATATAATATTATATACCAACATGCTAACATTTATAGTATCCAATATTTTATAATGCTTTTTATAATTATTAATAGCATTATCAAATCCATAATCAATTATTATACTATTCATATCAGACACATTCATTAATTTAATCTCTTGATTTACATAAATAGATATAATGTTTTTCAACTTAAAATAATCTACATTTGTCGAATCATTATTTAAAGTCATTTTAGCAATAACATTCATAGTCGTATTATATAATCTTTTATGATTAGACAAACTAACCTTAAGAATATTTTCGGTATTTGCTTCAATTGAATACATTACTTGTACTTATTATTAACTAGACAAATAAGCGACAATCAATTTTTATAATATCGGGAGTATATAATATCGGGCGTATCATACACAGTTATCATAATCAGTTGTAAAAGTATTAACATATGTTGAAAAAGGGCCTTTTTCGCATTCACCCAATGATTTGAAATTTTCACCCATCTTACTAATAGGACAGTCTTCTTTTATTTTTTTACTTGTTTTCGCTTTAGATTGATAATTAAAAAGATCAAAAGAATTTAATTGACTTTGTAAAGTATCGCTAGCACCATATTGAAATTCCCAATCACCTTTATTATATCCAGGTTTTTTATAAATACAACTTTTTTTTCCAATAGACATTCCTGATAATATATTATTTTCCATTCGTTTTATATTATCTAGATTATCATTATAATAATAATGACTATTACATAATTCCATATTAATATTTGCGTCAAATAAAAATCGTTGATTATCTGTATAATTTTTTGATAATAAATACATATTATCGCAAGATATTTGCGAACTCAATTCTTTCATATTATATTCTTTGTTATTCGTCCCAGATACTTCAGATACTTCGTAATAATTATTCATAATTCTATTTATATTAAGATAGATAAAATAATAATATATATAAATAGAGGATTTGAATTAGATGTTCTACAATTTAAACATACAGAATAAGAAGGATATCAATAAAATTATTTTAACGCATGATAATGTTGTTATATTATACTATTCTGATATGTGCGGTTATTGTATTCAATTAAAACCTATATGGAATAAATTATGTAATAGTATTAAAAATAATAACAGCGTAATAATAGTAAATGTCGAATATAATAACATTAAATATCTTCGCGCAAAATATAAGAAAAATATTATGGGGTTTCCTACGATAATTAAATACAGCAGAGGTAAAAAGCATAGTGAATATAGCGGACGTAGAGAATTAAAGGATATGAAAAAATTCATTAAAATGAATAAACAAAAGGTATAAAAATAATTTAAGGATAATCGGTGAATATAATATATAATGGAAAATTTAAATATTGTAGATGATATAATTAATAATAAGAATAACGAACCTACACCAGAAGAATTAGAAACTTTCAAAAATCTAGTAAATGACTGGTTTAAATATGATGACCAAATTAGAAAACTAAATATCGCTATGAAAGAACGTAAAAATTATCAGCGCGTACTAAATAATAAGATTGAAGAGTTTATGTTTAATTATAAATACAATGATCTAAATACACAACACGGACGTATTAAAACAAATGTTAAAGAATGTAAGGTGCCTATCAAAATGAATGATATTAAAACAAAAATAATTAAATATAATGATTTATCGGGGGAAGAATTGCTAAAAAAAATATTTGAAGACGAGCGCGAAATAATTGTAAGAAAAAATATTAAAAGAATTATCCCGAAAGTATCACTTACGCTATAAGATATTATGATTTATAAAAAGCATTTGCATTTATTATGAATAGTTCCATTAAGTATATCATAATCGCAAGATGTTGAATAATACACATTTTTAATATTGTATTTCATAATAGTGCTCTCACAATCTAAACAAGGGCGCGAATATTTTAGAGGATTATCTAAACTACTTGGACCTATTCTAACTACATAAATATCGCATTCATTAAGAAGACCCTTGAACTTCTTGTTTATTTTTGATATCGCTGCTTTTTCAGCGTGCATGCTATTGCCTTTTATATAAAAATTATATCCAGAAGATATTACAATATCTTTATGTACTATTACTGCTCCGTGTTTGTGGGTATAAACTGGAGATTTTGAGGCAATTTTTGCGGCAATATTCAAATAATATCTTTGTTTTTCATTGGATATTTTAATTATATTATCATCTCCTATTTTATATCTTGGTATTCTCTTATTAATATTATTTATATTTCCTCCAGTTATACCAGTTATACCAGTTATACCAGTTATATTCGTGACACTCTGTGCATTTCTATCATCGGTCATTTTACAAATTGTTTAAAAGTATATTATATACTATGTTATATCTGTTATATATATTATATATGTTATAAAAAGTAATGTCAATTTTTATTATATTTGCTACGCAGAATGATGTCTAATTAGTAATAACGAGGTTCTCGTTTTCATTTAATTCGTGTTCATAACATAGATTATGTACTTTTAATGGCGTAATTCTACCTACGCGCTGTGCTCTTCCTATCGCCTGTTGTTTATCGGCATCCATTGAGTGTAATATGATTACATCTGTCGCAACGCTAATATCAATACCAGAACCGGCATATTGTGTTGTTAATAAAATAACGCTCGTATTTCCGTATTTAAAATTATTTAGAATATTCATCATTTGGTTTGTATTTCCTTTTAGACAGGCATGAGTAATATTATTCGTCGTTAATATTTCTGTTATTTTAGAGAATGCTGCATCTACGCGACTGAATACTATGAATTTACCAGTTTTGTTATTTAATATCAATTCAATCAAGGTATCCTCTTTGCTTAATATACCTTTTCCAATACAATCTTTATTAGATAATTTTACAGGTTCTTCCTTTTTTTCTGGAACAATTGCGGTCAAATTGTCGGTACTTGTTATTTCTTTGCGACAATTAGGGCACCTCTTGATATTATCGCCACACATACTTTTATTATTTAATAGACTAATTATACAACTTCCGCAAAATATGTGCGTACAATCTAAAATTATAGGATGCGTGATATTATCTAAACAAATCGCACAAGTTTTATTTTCAATTTCAGATATTCTTTCGGTAAGATCTTTCAGTTTTTCGTTTAAATTAATAAGTTCTTGCTCAATTGCCTTCAATTTATTTGCTTTTAGTTCGTCGGGAATATCTAGAAGATTAATATAATCTTTTTCTTTATATTTGTTCTGTATCGCCTTATTCATATCCGCACATATTAGATTCGCAATACCAGTTTCTGTCTCATTTTTACCTCCCAGTTCTTTAATAGCACCAGATATATCATTCGCATTGATTTTTTCGAGTACTGTTTGATTAATATAATTTTTAATTACTTTCAAATATTTAGACATTTTACATAAATAAAATTTCTCGCAAATAGGAGGCACATTAAAACTTTCTTTAACAAACTCTTTATCGCATTTAACTAACATAAAGTTTAAATAATCTTCTTTTATAAACTCCTTAATATTATGATGTAGAGAACTTGACGAAGAATAAAGACGGTCGCATATATTTAAATATGTTCCGCTAATCAACCATAGATATGTATATGAAAGAGTTTCTATCTTATTAATAATATCATGACATTCGTCAATAATAACACGTTTCCAATTATAAATATATGATGTATGTCGCAGATCCTTGTATAATGATAAATAGTAAGGGTCATAATATTTAAATAATACAGATAATGTAGTATTTTTAATAAGTACGACGTCATATTGATTGAAATACTTTATAATTTCTTTAAAATCACTGTTCGCTTCATATTTTGGCATATGTTTGTTAATAAAATTAAGATTTTCAATTGCTAGATATTTTAAATTAGTGCTTTCTCGCAAAGTTCTTTCCCATTGAACATATACAGGACCGCGAGGAACTATAATCAATGTGGAATTAATTATGTTATTTAGACCCTCGATATTTTTATTTTTAGCACTTAACTTAAAATAATTATATGCTTTCGTGCTATGATGACTAATTATTTTTTCGTTATTAATTAAAATATTATCTACATTATTATGAGCAACAATTGATAATGCCGTTAATGTTTTACCGTATCCTACAATATCTCCCAATATCCCAATATTAGATTCTATTTCTTCTCCACTCGCATATCTAATTTTTCTATGATTTTCCATCATAATCGCTTTATGTAAGCACGCCAATTGATGAGGTTTCAACTGTTTTTTAATTTTAGATGGTTGCGTGCATCTACGAGAACCAGAATCCAATTCGATATTATAAATTATATCTTTATAATTATAATTATCATTATCGTTAGACATTTATACGTATACTATATTATAATATACAAATATATTTTATATACATTTATAAACGTCAGTAAAATGATATAAGAAATAATTTTAAATAATAAAATATGATGATGAACGAAGAAATAACTCCTATTGCTGAAACCCCTATAACAAATACTGATACCGTAGTAGAAACAGGTACTGTTCCTGCTGTTCCTGAACCTGTAGCCACCCCGGTTATCGGTGCCTCCCCAGAACCTGTATCTGTTGTTCCTGGCGTTCCTGGCGTTCCTGGCGTTCCTGGCGTTCCTGGCGTTCCTGAACCTGGTGCCGCTCCGGTTCCCGGCGTTCCTAGTGCTAGCGAAGTTAATTTAAAACGTATTATATTCGCATTGCCGGGTGATAATTTTAGTTCAAAATTTTTAATTTCATGGACTTCTACTATTAGCAAAGTTATGGATATGCGCAAATATGATATATTAATTTCTCCTGCGACGGGTTCATTTGTTTCATTTGTCAGAATGAAGACATTGGGACTTGATACGCTGCGCGGCGATAACCAAAAACCATTTGATAATCAAGATTTTGACGTATGGATAACAATTGATAGCGATATAATATTTACGCCTGAACAAGTTATCGATTTAATAGATTCTACCGAACATCATCCGGTTGTTGCGGGTATGTATAGAATGTCTGATTTAGTAAATTATGCTTTTGTTAAAGACTGGGATATAAATTATTTCAAAGAGAATGGTACATTTAAGTTTAGTACTCCCGAAGAAATAGAAGTATGGAAAAAAGAGACTTCTTTTAAATATTATCCAGTTGCTTATACAGGAATGGGATTCATGGCGGTTAAAAAAGAAGTTTTTGATAAAATGAGATATCCTTACTTTGATTCTGAATTACATATAATTGAAACAGATGATGGCAAAACAATTCGCGATATATCTAGCGAAGATGTAGCATTTTCTAAAAATATAATTAAAGCAGGATATCAAATAATGATTAATACTGATATTCGTGTTGGACACTTGAAAAGTTTGGTTATTTAAAATATTGTTTGTAAAATATAGAATATAATGAGTATTGTTTTTTCATTAATAGAAAATGCTAATGGATATTATCCGCTTTTATTTTTAATAATATATATACTATATTATTTAATATCTAACTCATTCATGTTTATAATATTAATATTAATTGGAATATTAATAGGTTTCTATATTATATACAGTTTTAGAGATAATATATTATATTATCAGTCATATTTATAATTTTATTTTTTTGAAAATATTACTAAATATATTATTAAGATTTATATCATCCTTATTTAATTTATTATTGTTGCGTTTACTACCAGCGCCTCTCCCGCCTCCTCCCCTACCTCGGCCTCCTCTAGTGCCTCTAGTGCCTCTAGTGCCTCTTACACCACCCTTTTTTAATTCATCATTTAATTTATCTTTATCATCTATTTCATCATCTGTATTTTTACTTTCAGGTGCTTCTTTGACGCTTTCAGGTGCTTCTTTGACGCTTTCAGGTGCTTCTTTGGCGCTTTCAGGTGCTTCTTTGACGCTTTCAGGTGCTTCTTTGGCGCTTTCAGGTGCTTCTTTGGCGCTTTCAGGTGCTTCTTTGGCGCTTTCAGGTTCTTTATTATAATTTTCAGAAAAAGAAAATGGATTGTAAGAGTATTGTTGAACTGGTTGAACTTGTTGAACTGGTTCTAAATTTTGAATTGACAATGGACGTTCTATATATTGGGTAGGTAGTGACGTTGGAACTTGTGCCATTGGAACATTTTGGAAAGATTGATATGATTGAATGGGTTTATTAAATTGTTCTTGTAAATTATCATCTATTGTAGGTTCTGAAGATGATGATGAATAATAATAATATATTAGAGAACCGCATATAATTAAAAATATAAATATACCTATTCCTATCAAAACCCATTTAAATCGCCCCATTATATCTTCTTCATCTTTTGATTTCTTTGAATCGTCGCTGGTATTACTGGTATCGCTAGTATTACTGGTATTGCTAGTATTGCTAGTATTACTGGTATTGCTAGTATTACTGGTATTGCCTATATTAGTGATATTACTGGTATTGCTATTATTCGCTTGGTTATCTTGTTCGCGCAGACTTACGACGTTATTTAAATTGCTCGTTAATTGGTTATTATTTGTAATAAAATCTTCAAAATTTTTATTTAATACATTACTTAAATCTTTAATAATTGGATTGTTTTCTATTTTTGAAATTATTTTATCATCTTCGCTCTGCGTGTGTTTTTTATTAACATTTTCTAATACAGATATTAAATCATTTATTAATAATGATGTATTCATAATTTATATTGTTCTATATTAATAAATTATAAAATAATATGTTTTTCTTCTTTATAGATTAGATATATAATGGAATTATTAAAACCTATTATTGTCAAAAGATGGATGTCTGAAAATAAATATATAGAATATGTTTTTGATAATAATGTTAATAATAAATACAAATCGGATGTTATAGTTATACCAGAATATATATTTCAAGATAATAACACAAAAGATGCTTTGAATAAGATAGCATACTACATATATAATTATGAAAAAAAAAATAATAATATATTGAAATTTCCTTATTATTGTTGGGATGATAAAAACAACAAACCGCTTTTATTTGATATAAAAAATATATATTGGTCAGGATATAATGTTAATCCCTTTAAATCCAAAGATAAAAACTCAAAACAATTAGATGAGCCTATTGAATATATTAATAATGATAACGAAGAATTATTTAATAATGAAGAGATTAATATAGTTTTCCATAATGATTTTGAATATGATATTAAATACTATTATAATAAAAATGATAAATATAATATTGATAAAATCCATAAAACAATACAAGAGGATGATAAATTAATAGAACTTTACAATTTAAATGTATCCAAGGTAATTGAACAAAACGAATATTATAATGAAGTCGTATTTGAATATAAAATGGATATAGTGGATACTTTGATAATACTATTTGATAAATTGAAAACTGATGAAGAAATACAACTGATACAATTTATTAATAACAACAATGCGATATATAAATTATATAAAAACCATACATACGAAAAGAAAGATTTGGATTATAAATTTAGATTAAACTCTAACAAAAAAGACAACCGAGACATATCTTTGATTAATCTTTATTATAAAAACAAAAATGCTAAATTATCAATATATAAGGATGGAATATTTAAATTGACTATAAAATATGATGTTGATAATGGCGAAAATAAAGCGAATATATTACGTATTAAAGATTCTATTGTCAAATATTTAAATAAATTTAACATATTCGCAAACTTTAAAGAAATAGATATTAACGCTAGAATAAATTATTCAATAGATAATTTAGAATATCAAAAATTAATAAAGAAGATAGGTACTTATACCAATATATTTGAAGATTTTATTCTTAATAAAAAGAAATGCAAAGGCGTCTTTAAATACAAAAGGATATCCGGAAATTCCATAAGTTTCGATTTAGATACTTTTATAATTAATAGATACTACATTGAAGATAATATAATAGATGAAATCTATTTAGTTTTGAAAAACATGGGTATTCCAACGCCAATTAATTACATTAAAGGGGTTATTAATAAGAAAGAAGAGATTGATAATAAGAAACTCGAAAAGAAAAATTTTGACGAAAAAGATGAGACTATTATTATCATCAAAGAATATAACAATAATATAGATTTCTATGTCGATATAAAGAAAGCGGGTTCATTCACTATATTAGATAATTTGAAATATTGGTTAATAAGAATAATTGAAAGTATCCGCAATGAAAAGAAACCTAATGCGCAAAAAAAATTAATATTAAAAAAACCGCTACCTATTCCTATACAACCTGCTAAAAAATCTTCTTCTAAATCGTCGTCAAAATCTTCTTCTAAATCTAAAGCGAAATCAGACGATATCGATTTTGACGAAGAAGAGTTCAATAAAAATTTTAATAATAATTCTAGTTCTGGTGGTGCTAAAAATAGCATTAATGATAATAATTATTTAATAAATAAATTAAACAATGCCGATAAAGAACTATACAAGGATAGAGGGAAAGGTAAAAATCCTGCTAGAAAATGTCAGAAAGAATATCAACCTCTTGTACTTAAGAAAGATGAAATAGCGGCATTAAAAGCAAAGGGTTATGACCCTTATGATAAAAAAATATTTGATAATTATATTGAATATGGAAGTAGCGAAAATAATAAGAATTTTTATACTTGTCCGCGAATATGGTGTCCTATAAGTAATATACCACTAGATGAAAATAATATATCAGGAGAATCTTTAAAGTGTCCAGGAGAAAATGAGAAACCGATTATGATGAATGAAATAATGAAAAATAAAAATAAATCTAGATATGTATATTTACTTAAGGGCGATATAGAAATACCTTGCTGTGGGAAGAGAAACCCTGAAAAAAAAGTTGTAAATACAATTGAAAAACAAAAGAAACCCAAAAAAATTACTAAAAAAGCAGCAAAAGAAGCGCTGATAAAAGATAATCAATTAGTAAAATCTAAAGAATTAGGAGAATCTAAAGGAGAATCCAAAGGAGATTCTAAAGGAGATTCCAAGGATAATATTAACGAGAATGATAAAAATTATATAATGAATAAAATACCTGTTCCTAAAAATCGTTTCGGAGGAGTACAAAAAGAACTATATTATATTTTATTTAAAAATCATAAAGATTATACTAAAAACTGTTTATCAAATAATAATATAAATAAGAATAATTGTATATTGAGAAAAGGGATTAATAATACCGATAATATAATAAATTCAATAGCGTATTTATTGGGGACTAATAAAGAAGGTTTTATAGAATATGTAGAAAATAATCTCGATATATTGAAATTCTTATCTCTCGAAAATGGCAATGTATTTAAAGACTTTGCTGACACAGAACCTATTATTCCCGAATTAAACAAAGAGTTATATGTAGAGTTCTTAAATTTTATTAAGAAAACTAATAACAAATCATTAAGCGTACCTGATATAGATGATATTACCGATAAGTCCCAGTATCAAAAATCTAGATTATTATATATTTATAAATCATATAAAAAATTCATTAAATATCTAAAGACAGAAGATAGTATCAATGATAATATAATTCATTATTTATATACTTTAGTGGCAATCTTATATAATAAATTAATAGTATTATGGGATGTTGAAATAGCACATCCAAATAATGATATTAGTATAGTATGTCCGCGCTATTCTAGTATTAGTGATTTGTTATTATATCTCGGCAAAAAAACGAAAGTTATTATGATAATGACGACAACTGAAAATAAGGCAAAAGATAATGAAACTATATATTATGAACCAATAATATCAAAATCTTTAAATAAAAAAGAAGGAAAGTATTTTAATTTAGATAAACATGTAAATATTAAGAATATATTAAATAAATGTTCATCTGGAGCAACTAATGCAACTAAAGCAACTAATGCGAACGAGCAATTTTATGATAATATAGAGAATATGAAAACGATAAAGAAATATATTATTAAAAAATCGGGTGAGAATGGCGCGGGCAGTGAATTTGAAATATTTAGAACCTTAATAATAAATAATGACTTATCTATAGATAAAATACTTTTGAAAAAGAACAAAACAGTATTATGTATTATAAAATTTAAGAAAATATCTATATTGATGCTGGATTTAATTATGAAACATTTAAATATTAAAGATATCGCGTTTAGCGATGATATTGATGGGGAAACATTCGATATTTACATATTAAAAGACGTATATTCGGGTATTGTTAAAAAGTTTGAGAAAATAGATATAGATGTAGATGTCGGAGAAATTACACAAGATAATGGTATAACTATAAAAAGCAAACTTCTATTTAAAGACGACGGATATACTAAAAATAGTGGTATTATTAGTAATATTTCGAATAAATACAATGATTTTAATAAATATTCTAGAGAGCAAAACAGATGGAATAATATGAGAAAGTTGGCTTTTGAAAAATTATTAGAAAGTAAATATACTGATAAATATTATAGCGAATTGCTATCTAAAAAATCGCGCAAAGAAGTTATTAAAGAATTATTGAATATTGTAAAAGAGGATAAGAACTATAATTCGAGGGATTCGAGAGAATTACAGATAATAATAGAAAGTATTGATGTATATTCTAGACAAAGTATAAAAAATTGGTATTCAAATAATTTATCTTATGAAAAATATAATTATGTTAATGATATTTCGAATAATATAAAAGAAGAAGGGGACGAATTAATATTTACCCAATATTTAGTATCTGAAAAAATACCAGAAAAAATAATTAGAGATAGAGATTATTCTCCGAATAATTATGTTAAAAATACACGGATAGATTTTTATGAATTTAAAGATAATAAAGATGGTTCAAAATCTTCGGATAATATAATAATACCTGAAAATTGGAAGGGAGCAGAAAAAGTTTTAACAAGAAAATGGACGAAATATAAGAAAAAGGTATGGTCTAAATTAAGATATATGGAGTGTAATTATACTGATAAAAATATTATAGATTTATTTGGATTCTTCATTAAATATAATAAAAATAAGATAAACAATATTATAACATTTGATGATATTATAGAATACACATATAAGGAATATTATGATATAATAACCGATAATTCGGCTGATTATAAAAACGAGATTAGCATTTTATTTAAAGACCCGCATTTTAAAACGATTTATATTAATACAATGAATTCTATCAATAAAACAAATAAGACTTTTAAAACTACTAAAATATTTTTAGACGATTACTTATATAAAAGTAGCGTCGCTGAAAGGGTAAATATATTAAATCGTATTAAAAAAGATGAAAGCATTAAATATTACGGCGATATAACTTTAAAACAAATAGCGACTTATTTAAATATTAATATAATTATAATACATCACCGCGTAGATTATGGTAAAGCGAATGATATATCAAAAAGAGCGGGAAGTAAGGATTTAAAAATATCTATGAGTTTTTATAATGCTGGTGATAATAATAATCACGAAGAATTATTAAAAAGACCCTTGATAATTCTTTATAAAAAGGTAGATAAATCATTCGTTAGTTATTATTTAATAAAAAATACAGAAGATAATACTATTATATATAATGAATTAAATAATGCTAACGAAGATATAAAAAATATAATAAATCACCCGGATTCTAAAAATAAAAGCAGTACGCCAATAACTATCAATATATAATATTATACATCATCTTATTAACCATCCGAACCATTCGAACCATTCGAACCATTCGAACCATCCGAACCATATTAACACTTTAAATTAACTTTATTTTTTGCTCTGGTAATTTATAACAACTGCTATTTAAATTACTAATGCCTTTATTGAGATTAAATTCTATTTGTAAATCATCTTCGTTAAAATCTTCTGCTACTACGTCGTTATCATCGTAATTATTTTCTTCGATAACATCTTCGCGAATACTTGTTATATCGCGATTACTATCTTGTACATCTTTTAACAGTTCAATCATATATTCTTCGTCGATTAAGATTTTACTGTCGCCAGTTCCGCAGGGAGGTTGCTGTCCTAACATTACATTAGCAGATACTCCATTTACTTTATCATATTCTGCGAAAATACTTGCGTTAATTAACATATCGGTAGTTTCTTCAAATGACGATTTTGCGAGAGGCCCAATGTCTCCGCGATTAATACCATGCCTGTCAATAGACATTAATTGACCTTTATATGTCATAGTATCAATAAGTAGAGACATGTGTCTATAATTCATCGAACCTTCATTTGTTACAATAAGCAGTTCTTTATAAAGCGCATATCGCGCCGCTTCAATCCCCAACGTATCATAAATTTCACGAATGTCATTTGAAATCGTGCGAGTACTATCAATATTAGGATTTGACAATAATTCAATCAAGTTAGTTCCATCAGTATCTAATACCCATTCTAGCATTTCATCGAAATTATTAGTATCATCATTATATCTATAATACTTCTTTTTATCCAAGGATACCTTTTTAATACCTTTATACCCTTTCAATAATATTTGATGTACGATATTATGCTCTATCGCTTTAATTGTCGCTATTTCATCTCCGTCTTTTAAAGCGGCGTCAGTCAATTTAATACGGAATACACACTCTTCCGCATTATCATCGCTATATACACATTCTATATATTTATCATATGCCGTGTTTAATTTTGTATAAATATCTATCATTTTTAAATTATATGATAGCATTTTAAATTTATCAAATACCAGACGAAGAACCCAAGGGGAAGAACTTTTAGACTTGGCGGCATTTCCGTTCAATTCTTCAAATTCTTTATATATATTCATAATACCCTGGTCTTCCTTGATATTCGTTTCATAATATTCTCCATTATCCCAATAAATCTCGCTGTATTTTAGAATATCCGATAGTTTCGTAATTTCAATAGAGTTCTTTACATTCATCGCATGATTTTTCGTAATATCTATTCTATCATCTGCGAAATCCCCATTCTCTTTTCTTATCGGATTAATAACACAGGATATGTCATTCTTCATAAATATAGTTAGTGTAGGTGTTTTAGTCTTTTTAGTTGCTGACAAAATTTCTTTAAGACGCGGAACACCAGATGTCGCTTTTACTGCCGCAGCAGTTCCGGAAACGTGAAATGAATCTAGAGTCATTTGTGTCCCTAACTCTCCAATTGTTTGCGCTGCAATGATTCCCACCATTTCCCCAGGTTGCGCTATCGCTTGATTGAAATATTCAATAACTTGTGATACAATCCAATCAAATATTTCAACAGTGAAATGATAGTGGAATATTAATTTTTTAGGGTTAAGATATTGTCTCAATAGAATATTGAGATATCTCATACCCTGTTTATGATTTTTAATATATAGTTTATCATTTAGATTATCAATATTATCTAAAATATAGTCGGGAGTTAAATCAGTCTTAATACCCGAAATATTGATTGCCTTAATTCTATTATGCGCAGTTGTAATAATTCTACTAAACGGAATAGGATAATTAATTACATTCTTTTTATCGCGATTAAAGATTTTCTTAATTAAGAATAGTTTATCTTCAATCATTTTATCAAAGTGCTCATTACACCTCGCGTATGTTTTTTCATTAATAGTTTTAAAAGCATCTTCTGTAATATGAACATTGATATTATCAGTGCTTTTTAAATTATATTCAAAATCCAACTCAATATTATTTTTATATATAGTATCAATAACCTGAACCTCTATTTTACAACCATCCATACCATCTTCTCCGTAAATATATTGAATGATTGTTCCGTCAGCAGTTCTCACTGTATTATCATAGTGAATTTTAGAATCTTCCATCGCTTTAACCAATCTTCGCTGAATATAACCAGTTTCAGATGTTTTAACAGCGGTATCAATGAGACCTTCGCGACCACCCATAGCATGAAAGAATACTTCGTGCGGTTTTAGTCCAGAAATGAAACTGTTTTTGACAAATCCTCTTGCCTCGGGTCCATCATCATATTTAGTAAAATGAGGCAGGGTTCTGTCTGTGAATCCATACGTAATACGCTTTCCATCCACGTTCTGTTGTCCGACACAAACAATCATCTGCGATATATTGATTTCTTTACCTTTAGAACCGGATTTAACCATATTAATCATACGGTTTGTTTTTTCATCAATTTGCGAAAATCCAATTTTTCCTACTTCGCTCGTTGTTTCGTTAAGAATTCCAATTAACTCTCTTTCAATATAATCTTCGTTATTTAATATGCCATTATTATCATGCGTACCTCTTCTAATCTCGTCTAGTTTATTGTACGCCTTCGTTTGCATCTCTTTAATTTTATTTTTAAGATGTTCATCTGTTTTTTTATCTGTTACTAAATCGCTAATACCTACACTAAATCCGGCGGTCAATAACCATCTACAGACTAAACGTTGTGTATTATCGAGAAATTTGCGAACTTCAAAAGGGCCATAATCATGATAAATTACCGGAACTAATCCTGTTGAAATACCATGAAATACTACCTTATCGAGATTTCCGCTTTCTAAAATACTATCATTAATAATAACCTTTTCATCTTTCTTATTTTTTCTATTAATGAAAAGTCCCGGAGGCAGAATTTGCGAATATGCCTCTTTTCCATTATAAATATACTTGTTTTTAGGTTTTGGCAAACTTCCTTTAAAATAACTATTAACCATTTGAATATTTGCCATTGTTTTATCATGAATTTCCGTAAAATCTTTTGTCAATCTATAAGAACCTACTAGAGTATCTTGAACAACTTCAATAATAGGCTTACCATCACGGGGCGCCAGAATCATATATGGAACTGCCGCTATATCCATTAATTCATTCATAGTTTGAATACTTTGGGGACAATGTAAATTCATTTCATCGCCGTCAAAATCAGCATTGTATGGCGGGGTATCCAATACATTTAGGCGAAATGTTTGATATGGCATAATAACAACCTTATGACACATCATAGACATTTTATGTAGCGAAGGTTGCCTGTTAAACAATACATAATCGCCGTTAGATAAATGGCGATGAACAGTATCACCTATTTTCAAATCCTTCGCTATTTTTTCTAAATCTTTAGAATATTTTAGATTAATAGTAGTATTAGGTTTTTTAATATATTTCGCACCAGGCCAATTATCAGAACCATTCATAATTAATTTTCTCATATGTTCAATATTATATTTATTAACAATTTCGGGAAATGTAATATTAATAGCGACTTTAATAGGAACTCCTAATTCGTCAATACTAATATAAGGGTCTGGAGTAATTACAGAGCGCGCCGATTGATCAACGCGTTTTCCGTTCAAATTACCGCGAATACGTCCTTCCTTCTTTTTCATTCTATCGGAAACCGATTTCAATTTTCTCCCATTTCTTTGTTGCGCCGGCGCTAAACCAGGCATTTGATTATTGATAAATGTAAATATGTGATATTGTAGAAGAATAGTATAATATCTGATAGTTTCTTCTGACGCCCCTTTTTTAATCTTATCTTCTACCTGATTATTCGCCTTAATAATATCACTTAATTTATGCGTTAAATCGTCTTCTCTGCGCTGCCCGTTTTCTTCTATAATGCTCGGTCTTACAGCGGGCGGAGGTACAGGAAGAACTGAACATATCATCCATTCCGGTCTATTCCATTTGGGATTAAATCCCATCATTTCCATATCTTTTTCACTGATTCTTTTGAATATTTTTAGAATATCTTCAGCAGTAAATTCCTGTCGTACATTATCTTTATCTTCTACTTTTTTATCTTTCCATTCAGCAATAATTTTCATAGAATTCTCTTTATTAATTTTTGTAGGGCGTACAGCGCCGCATCCTACAACTTCATCATCTCCGCATACTTTCAATTTAGTAGTAGTATTACATAATTTGTAATATGCTTCCCATCTTTTCTGGTTATTCTTGATGGACAATATTTTATTAATATCATTCTTAAAATCTTTATGAGGAGTATTTGGAGATATCAAACATTTTGAACATTTATAACATACGCAGTTCAAAATCTTTCTAACAATATCAAAAAACATTGCGTGAAATACAGGTTTCGCCAGAACAATATGTCCGAAATGACCGGGGCAAAATATATTTTTTTGTTCGCACGTAATACAAGTTCTATTATGTTCGAGAACTCCCATACGCGAATCAAACAAGCCGCCGACAATAGGTTCGCTTCCAGCATAAGTATCCGTTTTATTAATTTCTACAACAGACCTTTTAATAATTTCATCCGGACTTAAGACACTGAATTGAATACCTTTCACTTCCTGAATTTCAACCTTCTGATCGTTATAAGATAGTTCGGAATAAATTGACATATCTCTTAATATTAGTAGTTAAAATAACTCGTCTTATGTTTAAATATATAAATCAATTTTTAGAATTATTTATATAAAAATCAAAAATAATCAATAATTACTTTAAACGTCAGTTATTGTAAATTTTCTCCTAGGTCTCGCAGCGGCCACTGTAGGTACAACAGGACTACGAGATTTAGGAGGACTAACATCAGTTATTGTAAATTTTCTTCTAGGTCTTGCAGCGGCCACTGTAGGTACGACAGGACTACGAGATTTAGGAGGACTCACATCAGTTATTATAAATTTTCTTCTAGGTCTCGCAGCGGCCACTGTAGGTACAACAGGACTACGAGATTTAGGAGGACTAACATCAGTTATTATAAATTTTCTTCTAGGTCTCGCTGCTGCCACTGTAGGTACAACAGGACTACGAGATTTAGGAGGACTCACATCAGTTATTGTAAATTTTCGTCTAGGTCTCGCAAAGTTATTAAGCATTCTTAATTTAATATAAGAATTTATATAAAAATAATCGCTGCTAGCAGGGATCGAACCTGCGACCACTCGATTAACAGTCGAGTGCTCTAACCAACTGAGCTATAGCAGCACTGGGTATTGCTACCCAACTATATATATAGCCTAATCTTTATATAACTTTTATATACTATAATAATAAATAATGGAAATAGAAAATAAGAACGAGGATAAAGAGTGCTTTATATGCTGCGATGAAAAAGCGTCTGATAATTTACACTGTTTTAAATGTAATAAAAAAATCTGTATTTCTTGTTGTAATAAATTGAATACACGAACATCTTTATTGTATCTCGAAAGAAAACAGACATTTATTAAATATGATTGCCCGTTTTGTAGATATTGTAATAATAAACATATTAAATTATTTAATAAAAATGAAATAACGTCTATATATACAGATACATTAACGCAATTATCTGTATTACATAAACACAATGATATACTTATAAATAACTACAATTATTTATATAATGAAAATAAGAGATTAAATGACGAGATTAATAATAAAAATTCTGAAATTATTGAAATAAAAGAATTGTTGTTGTCAAATAAAAATGATGTAGAGCAATTAGAGAATTATTAAGATAGAATTTTCCTCTTAATATTATTTGACAAATTTTCAAAAACTACTTTTAGATATTTTTCCAAATCTTCGTTATTAATTGGTATTAAAATATTAACAGATACTGTTATATCTACGCAAGTTTCATTATCATTCGAATATGTTAGTTTTAATTTTTCTTTTATTTTGATTAGTTTCAAAGTATTAAGAACTTTCAATATATACATGTAAGCATTTTTCAAATTTGTAATTTTACTTTTAGTTATAACCTCTTTATATTTTTTCCCGTCATTAATTATTACATGCTTTCTTCGCATTCTAATAAATTTATCATCCTCTACGACGATATCCTTTAAATATTCCGGAAGATCATTTACATATATATATATATTTTCAACTTTTATTCTCTTTCCTTTAATTATACACCAGTTATTAATATCCCATTCTATAATTTTATATATATTGTCATTTATATTTTCTTCTGTACTAGATATCTTCTCTGGTATATCAGATTTATTATCAGATACTTCATAAATTAACTTAAATACGTCATCTATAGATTTATTTACACTAAATTTACTATTATATGTAAACATTATATAATAATATCTTTTATATTATTTATATATATTTCCTTAATTTTATTATATTTCTCATCTATAATTAATTTTTCGTCATATAACCATTTTTTAGATAATATATTATACTTATGATATTCATTAAATAGAATATGAATACATATATATATCACAAATATTATTATTATACTGTTAGTTAAATTTTTAGTCGACATCAATATTATTGAGAATAGTATTATACCTTGGAATATTGAATTATTTATTAATTTTTGCTGCGCGGGTGTTAAATCTATTTTGAGATATCTACCACCTAATTGAACAATTATTAGAAATAATATAGATAAAGGTTCTAAAGTACCTATACCCCCAACTTGCTCCATTTTTTATGTTATAATCTATTTTTTATTAAGATATTAAGATATTAAGATATTAAGATATTAAGATATTAAGATATAATATAAATTTATTTAATATATCAGATTCTATCAAATATATACATTAAGCGATGTTTGTTTATTATAATTTTTATCAGTATATTCTTTTATTTTATGTAATATAATATCATTTATATCTTTGTATTTATTAAATATTACCGATGAAGTATATTCTTGTTTTTTAGGATGCGCATGATTTGCTTGCGATGATTGTGTCGCAGTTGAATCGTTAATAACTTTGAAATTTTCATCATTATCTTCAATATTATAAAATATTTTTCCTTCTGTGAATATTATAATATCTAATATTAACGCAATTATAGATAAAAACAACAATAAACCTATTGTTAAATCCCATTGTATAACGTAAAAATTTATAATAAATAGTATAATAAATATCCAGGGGTTATCAATAATATCTAAAATATTATCTGGATATAACGATGCTGGGCGTAATCCGAGTATTATCAAATACGCTATTAAAAATCCTGTGATAAGACCTTTAAAAATATTATATACCATATCATTGCTATATTCAAAATCTTTCATATCACTTCTTTACAATTATATTATATAAATATTTTGTTTTTTCTTTCCTTTTTGTATAATAGAGAATATAAATAATAAATATTAAAATGCAATATTCAACACTTCAAGAAGCATATAATATTGATTGTTTAAAACCTACTAAAAAAAATAATAAATCTACTTCACAAGCACCGAATAATAACAATAATCCTAATAATCCTAATAATCATAATAATCCTAATAATCATAATAATCCTAATAATCAAAATCTATATAATATAGAAAATAATTCATTAGCGTCAAATAAAGAAGCAGTTAATTATAATAATTCTGGCGGCGGCAGTTGCTCACCAATACAAGCACCAACCTATAATATACCAATTTCCGGCGATTGTAAGAAAGAAAGGGATGCTGCGATGAAAACATATATTGAAGAGAATTTTAAAGCGGAATCAATTAAGACAGGCGCCGGAAATGGCAGTGCTGCTAGCGCCGGTAGCGCGACAACCGGAGGCAATGGAAATAAAAATACTGTCGTTAGCGGCGATAATAATGTTTTCACAAATAGACAAGATAATATAATGCCTTTTTATGATGAAGATATGGAACAGTATTTTGATATTAATAATTTGACCGACGAAGTCAAATATAATTCAGGCGATGGAACAAAAATATATAATTATATGCCTAATCATAATAAAAATTCTTATACTAATAATAATACCGGGGAATATTCTAGTAATAATAATAATAGTAAAAACGGTGTAAATTTATTAAATACTAACGAATATAATTTGAGTTCTGAAGAACGCAAAAAAGCACAAGAGGCATTAGAGTATTTAAAATTAATTGAAGATAAAATAAATAAAACGGAATCTAGCGCGCAGAATGACACACTGGATTCTATAATAAGACGTTCTAATAATACGGGTCCCGGAGGATTTGGTGATTCAAGAAATGCTAAAACAAATGAAACAGAAAACTACAAGCAAAACGATGCGCAAAATGATAAAGATAGTGTTATTAAGAGAAATACCGAAAATGAAAATAAATTATTAGAAAGTATCAAGGAAAATAAAAAAACCGAAAATATATTTAATATGATTATAAATATCTTTATATTTATATTTATTGGCGCCTTTATAATATTAATATGCGATTATATAACTGAATTGGCCATACAAATAGGGAGCACAAGAACTTCAAATATATTAGAACCTTATATAAAATATAATATATATATGCAGCATCATTTCCAACATTTACATAATATGGCTAACAATAATAATATATCACATCTGCCACAATATCCGCAATTTCAACAAGGGTCTGTTGGTCTAGCATGCGGCGTTCCTGGAGTTCCTGGAATACCTAACGTTCCCTGTGTACCTGGAGTTCCCGGAGTACCTGGAGTACCTGGTGCGCTAGGTGTTCCCAATGGTGTCTAATGATTATGAATGATTACGAATATCAATAAGCAAATAAACAAAATCTCTTAATAATTTTTATAATAAATAAAGAACCGAGTATATAAGATTTATTTATTAAATAATAATTAAATGCCAATAAATATATACGATCTAGTTAAATCTACAACTGTTATAGGCGAAGAAACAATTAAAAACAAAACTATAGACGATTCAAAAGATAAAACAGGTAATCAAGTAGTTAATCAAGATGAACCTAACGGATGGTGGAAAAAATCAGCAAATGGGAAAAAAAGAGTTATGCTGTGCGGAACATATCCTATAGGAACTAGCAATGGGTATTCCAAAGTTGTCTATTATATTTCAAAATATTTGGGGAAATACGATGGTATTGAACTAACTGTATATGGATTTCAAAATGTGAATAATACAAATGATAAGGATTTGAGAAATGATATACCTCCTTCAGTTAAATTATATGATGTATTGGCGGCAGAAAATCCCAAAAGAAATGGTTTTGGCGAATTAGAAATAGGAGATTTTATTAAGAAAAATCCGCAAGATATTATTATTATTTTTAATGATAATATGATTACTACGGCCCTCACTCATACTATTATTAAAGAATGCGGGGATGAAAAGAAAAATTTTAAACTAATTTCTTATATGGATCAAGTTTATCCATATCAAAAAAAGGAATATATTCAATTGTTAAATACATATTTTGATGCCATAATAGCATTCACGCCTTATTGGAGCGATATCGCTAGAAAACTCGGAATTAAAAAAGACATCCCTATATATGTATTCCCGCATGGGTTTGATACAAATATGTATTATCCTATTCCGAAAGATATTGCGCGTACATATTTTAAATATGATATGAAAGATTTTATGGTTCTTAATTTAAATAGAAATCAACCTAGAAAATGCTGGGATCATACTATTATCGCTTGGGTAGAATTCGCAGAGATGCACTATAATGTAAATGTCAAGAATACTATTAAGAAAACTGATAATAATACTAGACCTATTAAATTAATTATAGGAACGCAAATTAATGCTTTCTGGAATCTATGGGATGTCCTAGAAAATGAAGTAAAATTTAGGGATGTCCCTTTAGATTATGTTAAAAATACTATAATTGAAGTTCCGATGCCCCAGCAATTATCCGATAAAGAAATTAATATATTATATAATTCGTGTGATGTCGGTTGTAATAATTGTAATGGCGGCGGATATGAATTAACTGTATTTGAATGCCTAGGTTTAGGTATTCCACAAGTATCTTCGTATGTAGGAGGAATACGCGAATATTTAAATGAAAATAATTCTATACCTATTAAATCTACTATATATCAATACTTGGATAATAAATCTAATGGTATTGGCGGAAAGGCCGAAATAACGGACCCTCATGAATTCGCTCTCGCCTTCTGGAAATATTTTAATAATCCGGAACTTGCTAAAAAACATGGTAAAAACGGGCGCGAAAATATTCTAAAGAACTATAGATGGGAGACTCTCGTAGAATACTTTTATTCAAAAATATTATCTAATATATAAAAATTGATTAACTACTATATCTTATAACAGTACAATCAAAAATCAAAAGATATGGCGCTTTTCATTGACACTGAAACTAACGGACTTCCTAACATGAAAGATATGAAATGGGGGAAATATCCAGACTTTTATGATTTGGATAAGTATAATACGGCACGCATTGTACAATTGTCTTTTATTGTTACAGACAAGGTGTTTAATAACATTGATTTACAGGATTATATTATTAAGCGTGAGGGATTTAATATTAACAACAGCGAATTCCATTGTATCACTGACGAAATTTCTGACAAAGACGGTGTTAATTTTAATGACGCCTTCTACGCATTTTATGAAAGTCTCAAGAAGACTACGCATATCTTCGCGCATAATATTGAGTTTGATATTTCTGTAATTAAGTCGGAATTATATCGGCGAGGTCTGTATCATATTATAGAGGAGATTGATAAGAAAAGTTTGATATGTACTATGAGACACACGAAGGATATTATTAAGATTGTGAATAAGTTTGGAAAATACAAATATCCTTCTCTTAAAGAGTTATACAGATTCTGCTTTGATAAGGAAATTGAAAACGCTCATAATTCAAAATATGACGTAATCAATCTCTATGACTCAATTAAAAAACTGTATGACAACAAAAACATCTATTATTATCTAGAATAGGATGTAAGTGTGATAGTATTTGTTATTTATTTTTATATTTGATATCTATATTATATTATTGTATTATTATATTATTGTATTACATGATATTTTTGTATTTTATTATAATAGAATGACGAGTACTAAACCTTCTTCAAAATTTTTACAGTCATTATCAACATTATTTATGCCAAAATCTAAATTAAAAACTCCAAAGGCGTCAATATCAAAGGCGTCAATATCAAAGGCGTCAAAATCAAAAAGTTCTATTGTTAAAATTAGAAAAAAGTTGGAAGATATTAAACCTTTACCTTCAGTTGAAAAATCGAAGATTAAAAAGAAGATGGTATTGAAAAGATTACCTATTAAAATACAGGATATTAAAAATATATTGAATATTCCTTTTAATAAAATAGATTATAACAACATAACAATTAAATCTCTATTATATGATAAATATACATCTGACTATAAAAAAAATCTAGAATTATTGAGAGAACAACTAGAACAGGGAAGAGACGGGGAGTACAAAGAATATTATAACTATTTAGATAAAATTAGAACACATCTAAATAAGTATGATATATATAATATGGCGAGGGATGTCAAAAATGAAGATAGCACTAAATATTATAATGAACTGAAATATTTATTGAGTACTTATGATCCATTAAATATGAGTTCAGAACAATTAATAAAATTAAAAAATTGTCTATATAGCAACAAATGTATTACCTTGTATAATAATATAATTATTTATGAATTTAGAGAAGCAATAATACATAAATCAGATGATAGGGTTACAAAGAATACCTTAAAAAATAAGTTGAAAGCCAATATAGTAAGTTATTACGCAATACAATTTATATCAACAATAATAAATAATCTATATTTACATATGTTGAACGGAAATATTATTCAAAAAATAGAGTTGATAAATACATTAGCAGACGACCATACTAATATATTAGTAAATAATCCGCGAAATGATAATGTTAGCAAAGATTCTAATATGTTAAATAGTTCTTCATTAGATTCTAAAACATATGTAAGGGTTAAGAGAAATAAAGAGAGAGAAGTATATTTAGAGTATTTGAAAAATAATAAAGGTTATACTAATGAAATAAATGAAAGTGATGTGATTACAATGGAAGAATGGAATGAAATGCCTTTATCAAGATTAAGGAAAGTTATAAAAATATCATATGTAGATAATGAAAAAAGTTTCTGCTATGCTCATGATTCGACGGCACTATATAGATTGTGGAAAAAAAATTATAATAATTACAGAGATTTTATAAACCCTATTTCGCAAAAACCCTTCACGGAAGAAGATATGAATACTATATTAATAACATTAGGTAAAAGAGATTTTAGATATGACGATGTAGATGAGTACGCAAGCGCTATTAATACGAGGCATGATGTTAATTTTATTACATCACGAACAGAAATAGATGGTGTAAATTATTGGGAAATTAAAATAATATATTTAATCGCTAAAGGTATTAGAATATACAGGTCAAACCCTGAAAATTTTAGACTAATAAGAATAACTATTAAAGCAGATATGGAAAATATTGTAAATTTATTAGATGAAATTTATTCATTATACACGTCTAATAAAATATTGGGTAAAATGATTCCTTTTAAAATCCACCCCGCGTTTGTTAAACACAATTTCACAACAATAGATAAAGAGAGTGATTACAAGAGTTTTTATAATATGGTATTTGCTCAATAACTTTGGGTTATATTCATTATACTAAAGATTATAATAATTACAATAAAGGAAAAATTGATTTATTTATTTCCAAAGATTTAGAAGATACATAAGTACTAACTACTATGACAACTAAACATATTTTAGGGCAATATTTTACAACACATAATGAACTCAAAGAAAAGATATTTGAGTTTATCTTAAACACTCCATCTAATATTTTAGAACCATCTATAGGACAAGGCGATTTAATTACATTTATCACAAATAAAATACCGAGTATAACATTTGATATGTATGAAATTGATACAAAAATTAAATTATTGGATAAAATACAAAAAGACAAGATTATTTATGGAGATTTTATGAAGCAAAAAATTACAAAAACATACAAAACAATAGTAGGGAATCCTCCTTATGTTAGAACTAAAAAGGGAAACTTATATATTGATTTTACCGAAAAATGTTATAATTTACTTGAAAATAATGGCGAGTTGATATTTATTGTTCCGTCCGATTTTCTTAAATTGACAAGTGCGTCGAAATTATTGGATGTTATGATGACAAATGGAACATTTACTCATATTTTTCATCCTCATAATGAAAAAATGTTTGATAACGCATCTATTGATATTATTGTTTTTAGATATTGTAAAAATAGTTTAATTGATAAAAAAGTATTATATAATGACAAATTACTCTATATTACAAACAGCAACGGATTAATTACTTTTGGAGAAAAAGAAAATAATAATAGCGTATTGTTTCAAGACTATTTTGACATTTATGTTGGTCTTGTTAGTGGAAAAGAAGATGTTTATAAAAATGAGGAACTTGGTAATATAGAACTGTTAAATGGCGAAGATAAAATTGATAAATATATTTATATTGAAAAATACCCGTGCGATAATGAGAAAATTAATAATCATTTATCACATCACAAAAAAACGCTTATTGAAAGAGGAATACGAAAGTTTAATGAAAATAATTGGTTTGAATGGGGAGCGCCGAGAAATATTACTACTATAAAAACTTATCTTGGTAAAGATTGTATTTACATTTATAATTTAACGCGGAAACCGAACGTATCATTTTTAGGTAAAGTTAATTATTTTGGAGGTGGATTAATAATGCTCAAACCAAAAAAAGAGTGTAATTTAAATAATATAGTATCGTACATAAATAGCAATACATTTAAAGATAATTTTATGTTTTCCGGAAGATTTAAAATAGGACATAGACAAATATGTAATTCTTATATTCCAAATGAATATCTATAAATCTATTGTCCGTATATTTTTCATAAATGTTTCTGTCCAACTTGGTTTTGGTTGTTGTAAGGAATCAATAAATAGTTTTATCTTTTTGTTAATATTTTCATATTTATACTTTCTATTTTTATTCCAGCAAACTTGAAAGGGCAAATTATTTATATTTGGTTTTAATATGACCAAGCCTTTTACACTATTAACAATTATATCATTCGCATCTGTTTTATTTAAAACTATGAAATAGTAATCTTTTTTGTTATTATTGTTATATTTTTTATTTTTTAATTTATTGAAAAGGATAATACTCATCTTACCATTACAATAAGTTTTATCCAGAATATGAATATCTAATATTTCATCGGTGTAAGCATATACACACATAGCCAAATTACCTGTATTATCGTCTGATATTGTAGTTGTTGACTTAATATTGATTGGAATCCATCCATAAATATAATCGAATGCTAAAATATCGTACCAATGCCTTGGTTTATTAGGTTTTTTAATTTTTTCACCAAACTTCTCAATAAGTAATTTAATTGCTTCATTTTCATCAATACAACTATTTATTCTACCATCTTCATTTTGGGTTGAAAACTGAAACGCCCGTAATTTTAAATAATCTTTAATTTTATACATAATTAAAGGCAGGTGTTTTAATCTCAAAATGCTACCCCTAAACCATTTTTGTATTTTAATTATTTTAGATTCATCAATCTCTAATGAAGAAAGTCGTGTAGTTATTGGTTCTACTTGTAAATCCATTGTAAAATTATTCTTATAGTATAATACTTATCTGTTAATTACTAGTAATCAGTTTTTATAGAAAACTAGTATAATATCAAAACCAAATTATTATAATTTTTATAAAATAAAATTTGAGTACATAACTTTTTTTATTTAGAAATTTCTAGAAAACTTTTGAAATATTAGAAAATAAAAAGTTATGTACTCAAATTTTAAAAAGTAAATTTTATAATTTTTTGGATTACAAGTATCTCTATTGTAATTCCTTATATTCATCTGCTATCGCCTTGTAATATTTATATAAGGGTCCTTCTCGCCCATCTTCTTTATCTATTATAAAATACAAAAAATCTCTATAAATACATAATATATCTTCCTTAATTGCTTTAATATAAATTATGTATACTAATACCATTAAAAATGTGAAAATAATATCATCATTTGTTAATTTTGCTCCCTCGCCGTATATTATAATAAATAATGGAATTTTTGTAAAGAAATTAATTATAAAGTAATATAATAAACTACTGTTTTTATTATAATAATATAATACTATAATCACTTTAATTACAAAAACTAATATCGCAAATCCTAAAAGTATTATTGGATTATAAGGAAACAATTTTAATACATATCCTATTGAATATAATATAATCCAAAATGATAAAAACTTATCTAACGTTATCTCCGCTTTCATTATATTATATAAAAATAAAATTATATATAAAATATAAATGGTTAATAATATCCTGTTTTTTATACTCGCTTCCGGAAATATACTATTATCAAACTCTTTCAACTACTATAATACCTATAATACCTATAATACAAGGAATCTTAAGTACAATAATGTAAATAATGTAAATAATTTTAAGATGAGGTTTATGAACGATATAAGTAGGCGCAATGTTTTAGAATTGATACCACGAACTGTATTTCCCGCTATAATACATCCTAAATACGTTTTTGCTTATCCTAATAAACCAGTAAATCTTAAAGATAAAGGAGATATTAAAAAGGTAGCCGTTTTTGGTGCTTCAGGATATACTGGTGGTGATACTGTGAGAACCCTGTTAAATAATAACATAAATGTAGTAGCCATTACTCGGAGAACTGTAGAAATAGTAGATAGAATAAATGCCGCCAGAGATACTCTTGTAATTGACGATATTAAAGACAAGGAAATGGTTAAAAAAATATCAGGCGTAGATGTTGTAAATCCAGAATCCCTAGATGGTATATTATATGGATGCGACGCTGTTATTTTTTGCGCCGCTTCTAGGCCCGCTGTTAAAATTACAGGTACTCCAGGAACTGAAGCATATGATAAAATGCTAAATATTACCAAGGAAGAAATCGCACAACCGAGCAGTGATGTAGAAGATATTGGATTGGTTAATGTCGCAAAAGAAGCAATAAGCGCCAAAGTAAAAAGATTAGTTATAGTATCGTCAATATGCGCCAAATGTCAATTGGGTAAAGAGAATTATGGAGAGACAATCGATAGAGGTTTCGCAAGTTGTGATAGTTGTTATAGAAAACAGACAGGTGAAGAAAGGGTGCGCATTTTATACAAAAATGCCCCGAGCGATTTAAGTTATACAATAATAAGACCTGGTATGTTATCTCCGGGCGAGAGAAGAGGTGCGAAAGAAGTTGAATTTAATCAAGGTGTATCAAAAAGTGGTATAATATCCAGAATTGATTTAGCGGATATTTTAGTAGAGGCGGCAAAAACTGAATCAGCAGCACAGAAAACATTTGAAGTATATTATAAAGATACGGCACAACCTGTTGATATGTATAAATCATTACAAACTTGTAAGGAAATGGGAAAAAGTGTCAAAGAGTGCTTTTTCGGCGAAGGATTCAATAATACGGAACCTTTATCTATTGAAAAAATGCTCAATACAACTATAAAAGGTACTATATTTCCTTCGGGAAATGAAGTATCCGGTGATAATTATGAAAAAATGTTAAATCTACTTAAAAAAGATGTCTATGAAGATTATGATATAAATCTTTTGATGTCCAAAGATATTATTTAATGATATCTATAATGATATCTATAATGATATCTATAATGATAATATATATAAATAATAAAATATATATATATAAAATGAATAAATATATTATTTTGTCTTTATTGTTAATCAGTGATTGTATTTCATATTCAACAATACCAAAACCCACTATGAATTTAAGAGTAAGGAAAAATATAGTTAGTCTAAAAGCAAAAATAGAAAGACGAGATGTTTTTAGAATTGCGCGAGTTATCACTATCCCATATGTATTTAATAATTACGCCAATATCGCAAATGCCGCAAAAAAAGAAGAGAAAGATATTGAAACACTGCGCGAAGAAGCAAATCGTATTATTGAAATTATTGAAGTTCAAAAAGATTCGTTTAATCTGCCTGTAGTATCTAATATTGCGCCTAATAAAATAATTACTCAAGAAAAAAAAGAGGTTGTCGATAATAATTGGGCGACTATTAAAGAAGCGAAAAATATTCGCGAAAAAGAAGAAATTAAGAATACACTGGATATTATTCTAAATGACTTTAAAAAAAATGGAAAAGATAAACCAGAAGAAACGCTTAAAACTCTTCAATCATATTGTTCGGATTCTAATGTTATTAAATATAAAGATGCTGTAGAATTGAAGCAATTATTCGCCGATGGAAAATATGGTATTTTTCTAGGTAAATTTGATAATTATTATATCACAAATTATAATAAAATATATGATACAGATGTAGAAAAAACATATTACGAAGTTGATGTTAAACTAGAAGCGCCTTATAATACCATGATATATAATAGCATTCAATTTGACGAAATGTATTATCCGGAAAACTCTGGAGAACCCTGCTATATTATTTATAGATGGATATTTGTAAAAACAAACGATAAATATATGATAGACGGGTGCTATCTTGTTCATAAATAGAACTTATAATCTCGGTTGTATCACAGGTTCTATATTATTCAATGGTATATTAAGCGCACTAGTTTTATCAGAAAAATCTTTTCCTCGCTCGTTTTCTAATTGTGTAAATGTCGAACCTTTATAACTACCTAAAATTAAATCACTCGTTTTTATTTTATTATTTCGCAAATATTTAATAACAACCTTATCGCCCGCTTTGTATTTCTTCAAAATTATATTTAAATCGTTAGGTTCCAATATTTCGTTATCATCAATAGATAATATAATATCTCCGACGCTTTCTATTTTTTGTGTTTTATTATTTCTAATAACCCCTTGTAATCCAGCATAATACGCCGGAGACTTATCTGGAACTTCTAGAACCAATAAACCTTTTTGAATTATAGGTATTCCGCTTTTTTCAGATTCTAATACAGTCGGATTTCTTTCCATATATGATATTCCAAGAATTGCTTTTTTGACAAACCCAGTTTCAATAATATCTGTTATAGATTTTAGGGCGATATTAATAGGAATCGTAAATCCTATTCCTGCCGAAACACCTACACCCAATGATGCCGTATTAATTCCTATTAATTCTCCTCTGCTATTCAATAAAGGGCCGCCGCTATTTCCTGGATTTATTGCCGCGTCCGTTTGTATTACATTATATATTTTGCGACCTGTAGGCGCAGTAATTTCCCTGTTATTTGCCGAAATTATACCAGACGTAAAGGTATGATCTTGACCAAAAGGATTTCCTATAGCGTACGCATTTTCTCCTACAATAGGTTTAATATCCTTATTATATTTAATAACTTGTAAATTAGTTTTAGAATCTATGTCTATTTTGAGAACCGCTATATCTAAATCTGGGTCAACGCCAGTTAATTTAGCCTTATAATTTTTCTTATTATTGTTTTTATCTGTTATTGTTATAATGGCATTATCTACCTTGTTTATTACGTGAAAATTTGTTATAATATGCCCTTCCTTATCCCATACAAAACCAGTGCCAACTCCTTTAGGTAAATCATCCTTATTTAGATTATATTTATCCGCCATACTCGTATATTCTGTACTAATATAGCAAACTGATGGAATAGAATTATAAAATATATTAGATTGCTTCTTTTCTATATTAGGTAAAATGTTATTATACAAAAATATAGAATTAATACCTAATAAATTAGTACCCAAATATAATAACATTATATTGCGTCTATCATATAATTGTGCCTTATTACGTGTTTCTATCTGAACAATCTCCTTATTATCTTCACACATTCTAGATACTCTAGATACTCTAGATACTCCAGATACTCTAGATACTCTAGATACTCTAGATACTCTAGATACTCTAGATATACCAGGATATATATAAGATTCTCCAAAATTAGAAAATAATAAAAAAATATATACTATTAATTTCCAATTATTTATAAACATTTCTTTTTCCAATAATATTATTATTAATGTAATATTTATATAATTACTAATTAAGAAATTTGTTTCCAAGTTTCTCCGCAATGTTCGCAAACATACAGATATTTCATATTCTTATTATCATATTTAATATAAATTACTTGTTTTTTATCTTCAGGAGCATTACAATTTTCATTGGGACAATTAATTAATGGGTCTTTGATTCTTCGAAGCGTAGGATCATAGCGCAAATATTTATTAACATGTTGATTATATAATAGGTCGTCTCCGCTATAAAAAGTTTTTGAAATATTAATTGCCGTATTTACAGTTTCTACTTTCTCAAAATCGCAATGCTTACAGAATTTTACAAGTTTCTTTTCTTCATTTGATTTAACATATAACATATTATCGCAAATTTCACAGAACTCCATTTTATAATAGTAATAAGAAAATTATAAATCTTATATAATCAATTTTTCTAATTATCTTCATCTTCATTATCTTCAAGTTTATAAGCAATTCCGCGCCACCCCTTATTATCATATGGAACGCCTAGAAGTTTCTCGAAATATGCTTTTAATTGATTCCTGTCAGGACACTTCTTGCCTTTAATAACATTGGAAGAACACCAGATACGGAAATCATTATAAAGTTTCGTAATAGTTACGCGCGAATCTTTAATTTCCTCATCAATTATAATCTTTTCATTAATAAATTGTCCAATAATATCATTGTTCTGTTTATAACTCTCTGTCGCTATTCTTACCTCCGAAGGTTCAATAATAGACGAAGGGTTAATGTGCTTGTGTCGCTCAATCATCATACTAATAAATACCTCCTTCCATTTCTCAAATTTATCAGTTAATTCCAAATCCATATGAAACTCATTTTTATTAGGAACAGGATTTTCGCAAAATCTACTAGAGAAATTACAAACCTTAATACGTCTCCACGTTCCGCCATCATCACTGGGAACTTCCGGAAGTTCATTACATGTCAGAATCATCTTAAATTGCGGTTTAAATTCATAAGGTTCTTTGAATAATGTTCTAACCAAAATCCTATCTTGTCCAGAAAGTTCTTTCATTAAACCAATATTTAGCCTTTCATTTTCACTAGGTTCTTGCATTACCGCGAATCTTCTTCCTTTAGTTCGCTCTAATTCACTCTGTGCCGCATTACTCGCCGCGCGTTTTTGCGTTAATAGAGCAATAGGTAAGATACAATAATATTCACCAATTGCTTTTTGAATTAAATCCAATAATTTAGATTTTCCATTACTACCCTGTCCTGTAAATATATAGAAGCGTTCTTGAGATATACTACCATCAATAATACAAGATAGAATATCCATAACATAATTTCTCAAATTTTTATTAGTAAATATTTTAGCGAAGAAGTCATTAATTTCTCCAATTTCGAATAATTCGCTATTATATTTGATGTAATTGTTTTTAGTAGATAACAATATATAATCATCGGGCATGCCATCGCGGAATATATGTAATTTCAAATCATATACACCATTCTCAAATCCTATCAAATGCGAGCGGCTATCCAATAATTCCTCAAACTTATCATCGATAAATAGCGTCCGACACTCTTTCATAATAGAATCTTTGAAACTGGCATTTTTCAATTGCTGCGCGATTTTAATACATTTCTTACTTCTTTCTTCATTTACTGCTTTCATAATAGGTTCGTCGCAATGTTCGGCATAATGCTGACTCCTTTGCATAAACTTCGTACATATATCAGTGCTCAATATTTTTCTCAATTCAAGACCTTCGCGGGCTCTTACCCATTTATGTTTCTCTCTATCATATTTATACCAATTATCCTTTGTAATAGCCTTAAACTCATCTTTAAATATCGCATGAACTACACATGCGATATCAAAATGCGAACCATCACTGCCCAAAGCATCGTCAATAAGTTTAATAATCGATTTATTTACTACGTCATTATACTTTGTCAAATTGTCTTGCTTCGCCCACCATCGCAGAGTCCCAATTCCCATATTATCCTTCCTCATTTTATCCCATAATTGATGGCATTCACCTTCAATATATACGCTGCTAATTTTAGAGAAATCTACCCAAGTTTCCAAGAGCCTATAATCAATATTGCGCAATACCCAACCGAGATTAATCCAGTCAGTATAATTATCTGCGCGACTAGTTGATAAACATTCATTCACCAATTTTTTAATAAATATCAACTCGTCTTCGGACACATATTTTTTATCATTATTTAACGCTTTGCCCAAAATATTATTTTGTACCTTGCTCTTTAATTTTTGGTCTAGAGCGGGAAGAATATGCTTGCTATATTGCGTAATTTCAGTAATATATTCTTCTTTAATACAATTAATATCATAATTCATCTTTTTTCTCATGGAAAACAACTTGATAAATTTAATTTCATCACGAGCGTTTAGACTATATTCAATTTTCTCCGTTTTATCATTAACATACTTATATATAGATGAAACACGATAAGTATCACAATCCGGTTTTTTACTACCATACATCTGCCAACAATTAACATCAATAATCGCCTTATCTACAATAGATTCATAATCATTACAAATCGGCAAATCCTTAAAAATAACATCACCCATATCTATAATTTTTCTTCTAATAAAATGTTGCGCATTATTCGCGATAATAATATTTGGAAATATAATATGAATACCATCTTTTAATTTATTTCTAAATTCTACAGGATTAGGTTTTTCCATAACATACGCTATTTTATCCTCGTCGGATATATTGAGATATTTAGCGATTATATTAAAATAACTATCAACTATTTTGTATATATTATCATCCGTATATAATCTCTCGTATTTTCTATTATTATTTAAAGAAGAGTTTGAAGATTGGGAACTATAAATTCCAGATTTATCATCAGGAATAGTAAAACGAAAATCGATATCTACGCGCAAAGGGCTAGGTTCTAATGGTTTCTCCGTAAAATATAATGGGATACCATTTGTCAACGCTAAACTATATAAATTGATGAATTCTTCATAATTTTCATCAGGTATATTTAAACTTACTTTAGGGGAACCTATGCTAGTATTTGTAAATATCTTTACACCTTTTTCGACACGATATTTATTTATAAAAGAGCGCAAATCTTCATTTATACCCATACTTATAAATATATTACTTTATATATATATCAATTTTTATTTTTATACATATTTAACCATTCAAAATTATAATATTTTCCAGTAATAATATAGATTATAATATTTTTTTATTATGGAAAAAAATGCGAATAAATTAAAATACTGTAGTCCAAAAAATATCAATAGGCCTGTCCTATTTAATAAGAGTAATACGATTTTATTAATAGACGCGTGGAACTCTAGTAAAGATGATAAGATAGAATATAAAAAAACGTATAGTCTAAATAAATTAACAGAATTGCTAAATAATAAAATAAAACCAATATGTAATGATAAAGAGTATTGGTGTTGGCCAGGCGCTATTAAAGAAATTGCTAAAGATTATAAAACGAAGGAAATTATTAAGAAAATAGAAGAAAATGAATTGCGGCCAGAAATGCCTCTGGAATGGTATAAAAATCCTATAGAATGGTTATCTAATTATGATATCGAAGATGTTATGATACAATATAATAATGATAATAAATACAAATACTGTTTTTTGGGAGTATTTCCAATCGATTTCTCCGAACAAGATAAATTTGGCAGATGTTTATATAGTCAAATATGTTCTTTAGATATTAATAAATATATTAATAAAAAAATAAAATATATTGGGTTAATTACCAATTTAGACAAGCATAATGAACCGGGTTCTCATTGGACATCGACATTTATTATATTAGACCCGAAAATAAAATGCTACGGCGCATATTATTATGATAGTAATGCCATGAATATCCCTGCGTATGTTCTCAAATTTATTAATAATATTAAAAAACAACTGAAAATAAAATATCCAAAAAGCGTTTTTAAAATACATAATAATAATATTAGGCATCAGCGTAAAAATACCGAATGCGGAATGTTTTCAATGGCGTATCAGATAAGATGGCTCAATGGTTTGTTGAAATATAAGGAATTGAAATTTAAATCTCCTTACGAATATTCTAACTTTGTCGAATATATTATTAAGGATGATAAAATCAAAGACGAATCTATGGAGGAGAGCAGAACTTATTTATATAGACCTAATTTCAAAAAATATATAAAGGATAGAAACATCACGCTGTGATAGAGACATCTATTTTCTTTATTATAAATAAGTCATATAATATCTAAATATTATGGGTGTAATAGATGATTTTAAGCAAGAAAAAAACAAAATAGCGATATTTGTCGCTACCGAGAAAATGATTATGGATAAGTATAATATAAGTATAGATAAACCCGAATTAAAAGGAATTATAGAGCAGGTAATATTATCTATATGTAATGATGCGATATTAATAAAGCGTGTAGTAAAATTAATAGAGTTAAATACAATTGCCTTAACAAAAATCAAGGATTTTATAGAAATTAATATAATTAATAAAAAAGATAGTGGAGAAAAAGAATCTAAAGTTGAAGAAATCGATAATAGCAATAAGTATAATACAGACGAGTTATTGTCGAAAGTTATAGAACTAGAGGAAAAGAGAAAAACAGTTAATACGCTGGCATCTGCCGAAAAAAAACCTAACGCACCAAATACGCTTAATACACCAAATACACTTAATACACTGAATACACTTAATACAGATACCTCATCGGTATCTTCGGGTCAGCCAACATCTTCTTTGGTTAAAGAAACTCCTAAATATTCGTTAGTAAATAATGTTAATGTAGAAAATCTTGAAACAATCGCTTATATCATTGAAAAAATGGAAAGTATTATGAATAATAAAAAGAATATTAATTATAAAACCCTTATAATTAATAGTTATAATAGAGATTGGACCATATATAATAATAGAAATAATTTATCATTATCTATTAATATTGATTTAACTAAAAATATTATTGAACCTAAAAAATTATTAATGCCCAAGTATGTTAAAAATATTACTCCTTACCTAAATATGATAATTAATGATGGTAGAAAAACGCAAAAATTTCAATTTATTTTAGGGAATGTAAGTAATACATCAGGAACAGACACGGCAGGAAATTGGGACACATGGACTATAATGAATAATGATTTAGAAACTGTTAATAATATTATACAATTAAATAACAAGGAATGGATAATATCATTTACAGATTTTTTAAATAATGAACTAGAATTAGGTAGCGATTCTATTAATATCAATAGAATAACTAAAACTTTTGTAGATAATCAATATAGTATTCTAACAGATAAAACGGATGCCCTATTATTTAATGGACATCATTTAGAATTAATTAATAAATATGATAATATTTTACTAAAAACAGGAGATGATAATGATATAGTATTAAGAGTTATCGAAATAGATGAAAATAATATAACAGTACTATATGATAAAAATAACAAAACGAACGAATCTATATTAAATAACATAAATATTAAAGATATTACTGATATTCCAGAAGCATATTTGCTAAATTACAAGGCGCAATATAGTATTATATTATCTTATCATTCGCGCATTTATAAGTAATTATATTACTAATATTAGCGTTCCAGAGAATATAAATATTAAGGTAGATATAATATCTAATCTATATTGTAATTTCATTTTTTCATCTTTTGATAAGTTATTTTCAAATTCGCCGGATAATATATTATCGAAATTAAATGTATATATATAATTATAGATATACGTGAAATCAAAAACATCTCCTAAATTATTTACAAAGTTATCTGTTTGTATTATTACGATGACGAGAAATGAGAATATAATAAACAATATAATATGTAGGATAAGATTTGAAGTATTTATATGCATATTTAAATAATTGAAAACTATCCTTAATTTATAAGAATCCAGATTAACAAATGCCGTAAATAATAATAATAATAATACATATAACCCGGCATATATTAATATAGCGTATCTTAAGGATTTAACCATATTATATTCTATTAGAAATTCAAATATAACCATGAGAATAGTTCTAATTGCGAACATCAACGCTACAAATACTACTTTGTCCTGAAATGTTATCTTTAAAACTATTTCTGGGTCTAACTCGTTTAATAATATTTTATTTTTTAATTTTTCTCCCTCATTAATATAAGTTAAATATTCCTGTTTTTTATTATTTATACTATATGATTTAATGCCATCATTATATTCATTCCATATTTTTTCAAATAATGTATCATTGTCATTATATTTTTTACTCATCGCATTACCAATATTATCGTCATCGTCGTCGCCGCCATATGTTTCCTTTAAATATATTATTAAAGCATATAAGTTATATTGTTCGCCAGTATTAACAATTAATTTATTTAAATTATCTGCTAATAGTTTTTTTAAGACTTCCTTTTCTTTATTTAATTCTGCTTCTTTATTTTTCATGTTTTCTTTAATTTTATTTTCCTGCGCCTCTTTTTCTTTTTCTGCTGGCGTTAATTCGCCTCCTTTATAAGAATTAGAATTATGTCCGGCGCCGCCAAAGCGAGCATTATTAATTTTTTTTTTCTCTTCTAAAGATTTATTCTGTTGCTCTTTTGCTCCAATTTCTTTAGTTATTGATATAATTTGCTCATTATAAGCACCGATTATGTCATTATTGCTAACATCACTATCATCTATTAATAGTTTGAGTTTTCCGATTTTAATAATCGCTTTAGTGTAATCGCTGTATTCTGTCGCAAATGGTGCTTGTATATTAATACATTCATTATATAATTTTACTAACGCATTTTTAACAGTCTTTATAGATTCTTCTAACTCCTTCTTTCTATTTTCTAAACCTGATTTTTGTAAGATGTTCTCTGCTATTTCATCTTGAAATTTTTGCGTTTGCTGTGTTTGTTTTAATTTAAGTTGAGCATCAGCAGTAGATAATCCTTTACCTGGTTTAACATTGCTTTCCCCCGATTCTATAATTTTATTACTATCTTCAATAGTTTTTTTATTTTCCCATTCTTCCATTTGTTTTTTAATTTCTCTTTCTTTTTCAGCAGCATTTTTTGTCGCTGCTTCAAGTTCTTCTTCTTGTTTTCTCTTTACACTAGCATCTTTATCTTCGGCAGTTTCTTCTTTTTCAGTAATACTTTTAATAAATTCCTTTGCTTTTTCAGGTTCTTTTATAAACTTATAATATTCTTTCACTAAAATTATATAAATATCTGTAAAATTTTTAAGATATTTTTTACCAGGATTTTGTTCTAAATCGCTATTATCTTTAGTAGCAGAATCTGGTTTAACTTGATTTTGTTGAGGCGCTGCTCCGCCTTTTAATTGCTGGTCCGTTTCATCTTTAATAATATCTAAATATTTAATAATAGTCATATATCTTACACTATCATCTACTAATTTATTTTTAATATTTTGAATGAATCCCTTAAAATCATTAAATGATACAGGGGTTTGATTTTTGCCTTCTTTAGGTGGTTGATTACTCTTAAAAATATTTTTCGCAAATGTCGAAAATGTCTCAATTCTTTTATTAGTTTTTTTATTCTTTATATAGGTTGCTAATTTATCGTTATTTATAATACTACTTAATATATTTTTATCAATTTCTAAATATTTTTCTAGCAATTCTTTATCTGTTGCTGCATTAACAGAACTATATATCTTATTAACGGTATCAATGACTTTTATCTCATCACCAATAGCGCCTCCTTTTTGAAAACTATTTAATTTTTTTGATATTTCAGAGCGTTTAAATATTTCACATCTTATTATATCAAATGGGTCATTAGTAGGACTAATATCAGTACAAAATTTTTCATCGAGCGGAGTTTTTCTATGACACTTTTTAAAGTTTTTAATACTATTTGTTTTAATCTCGTATAATAATAATAACTTATCATATAAGTTATTTCTCATCTCATTTTTAAGTTCATCATCATCTTTAATAAGGTCTTCTTTTATTTTCTCGATTTTATTATTAAATTCTTTGTAAAAATCTAGAATAACTAAATCATCTATATTCTTATAATTGGTATTTTTAAATATTATATCAAATTTATTCAAATCATCATATATGCGCGATTTTTCTTGAAAATCATAATTTGTATAATTGTCTTCTAATAAAGGTTTATAATAAATAGGTCCTATAGGTCCTTCAGTAGATTTGTCTATGTTTATAGTAATCATAGGAACATAACCTAGATTTATTGAGTTATCTCTATAATTTTTTTTTAAATTGATATCTTGATTATATTTTTTTTCTGGTATTTCTATTTTAGGTTTGTTTTCTTCATCATCTTTCATATTTTTTTCAATATATTTTTTTATGTTCTCAAACTCGCTCTCATTATCTTTTTCGTATTTAAGATCATAATATATATAATATTCTTCTTTATCTTGAATGCCTTCGCTTCTTTTATCTATAGGAACATATATTTCTTTCTGTTCTATAGTTGTTTTAATCCATATTTTATAATTGTATCTATATTTATTCTTGAATAATAATATAAAATATTTTTTTAAATCTTCTATCAAATTACTACCTATTTCACTGTTATCTGATAATGTTATATATTTAGTTTTATAATCCATACTTATTATATTTTTTAATGCCTGTACCCTATTATCTGACATTAATTGATAAACTCTATTATAATTAATAGATATAACTTTTTACTAAAATTTTGTCGCTATTATACTTGTGAGCACCCAAATAAATATAGTGAATAATGATAGCGATTTAGATAATTTCTTGCGCTCTTCGTAAGATATTATATTCTCCTTATTATCATCTTCAAATTCATTCTTCTTCTTTATATTCAAAATTATAGGAACTATTAATAATACACATATTATACACGAATGTACTAATAATCTCGTAATCCCATTTGTTCCCATATAGAAATAATAAAATATTGAACGAATACTATTCATAAAATTATCAAAGTTCATATAATCAATCTTGACAGAATTATCAATATTTACAAATAATACTATAAACCAAAATATAGAAATATATACTACCGCATAATAAAAAAATCCTTCTTCAAAACTCCTTATTATATTAATATCCACAGACCATTGAATAAGTATAAGCGCTATATATCTAATAAAAAATGTAGTAATTATAAATACCAATCTGTCTTCTATAGTTAATTCTAAATATGTAAAGGTATTATTAGGGTCATTTTCAAATTCAAGTAATTCCTTTTTAATATTCGCTTTATCCGCTTTCCCCTTATCTCCATCATTATATTTGTCCATCTGCGTATTAAATTTATCTATTTCATTATCATTTTCATCATCGCCAGAAGGAGTCTTATTATAAATTTTTTTTTTAAGTTTAGATACATTAGACATATCATATGACCTTTTTAAAACATCTCTAAACTGCGATTCTTTATAGTCTGCCAAATCCATGGCGCCGCCCGCCATATTAATATCTTTATCTTTACCTTTGTCTCCATCCTGCTGTGCGGATGTGTCATTTATTATACTATTATAATAATTTAATTGGCTCAATAGTTTTTTCTCTCTACTATTTAAATCTTTTATAGCATTTAATTTAGTATAAATTCTCTTAATAATTTTTGGGTTCTTATTGTATATTTTTATAAGTTCTATATAAAATTTATATCTGGAATTGTAATTTTTCTTTAAATCTATGTCTTGAATTAGCAGGTCTGCTATTGATATGTCATTCATTCCATCATCGTCATTATCGGGTTCATATATATTATTGGCGAATATATTAGCGAACTTTATTTTCTTATCCATTAGTAATTAAAAATAATACTTCCTTATAGGTATTATAGATAAAAATAAAAATCATAATTATCAATTATGAATTATATAAAACATCTTAAATATTATGGCGAACATTAGTAGAACGAAAAGTATTGTCGCTAATATGTAATTAAATATATAATAATTATAAAAATAGAATATATACATAAATGCCAATATTATTAGCGTCCAGAATATTACAAGAATTACAATGAAAGGCGTTGTGTATAAATTATTATATATAGAATGTTCGCTTCTTAAATTTTTAATAAGATTATCTAATTTAGTCGCCAATATTTTAGAATCTGCATATTCCGGTTTAAGTACTTCTTTATAATTATTTTTCGTAAAACTATTATTTTTAGAAATTCTATTAAAATTTCGCGATAATTGTTTGTAATTAAAAGGTATATAAGATGCCGGTATATTATGGCAGGGAAAAATACCAAATAAATATAAATATTTAGGGTCATGTTTAGGATCATATGTTGTATCTAAAAATATATTAGATAACAGCCTATATCTATATTCTTCGTTCTTATCCTCATCTTTAGAAGATAACATATATAAATAAGGTTGCTGAAATTCCTTTAATATTTCACTATCCGCCATTATTATATAAATGTGCTTATTTAATGTATTAAAATATTTTATTATTGTATAATCCTATATAATAAATAATTACCAACATTATCAAATTAATTGTATAATTTGCTGCGAAATCTAATCCGATACATTGATTCGCTTTATGTAAAATATTTAACTGATTATCATGAGCGTCGCCATTCTTATTTTTTATTGAATAATATATATCTTCTTTTAAAACATCGTCGCTATTATTCATAATAACATCTCTATTATCAATTTGATAACAAATCGTATTTATAATATTTTCTAAATAGTTTTCTGTTATATTTGCCACATTAACATTATATGTTTCTATAATATTTGTATATATATACTTAATATCATCGGTTTCTCGAGAATTCTTATCAAATGTACCGCTCGCTAATTTAAAATTATCCTTATCGAATTTTTTCGTATTAGAAATTAAGGATAATAATCTTTTATTTTTATATTTATGTAAATGATCATGTAAATGTTCCAGTGTTAAATTAGCAGAAGTTAAATTATCTATATTATTATAAATCGGTTGTCTATCATTAAAATAATTTGTCTCTTTTTCATCTATAACATAATATGTTGTGTTATCTTGATATAGAACATATTTGATAATTACAACACCAGAACCACCTAGACTATTTCTAGCGCCACCACCACCCCCTGTATTTACTATACCTGCTACACCATCATTACCACCTCCCCCAGTTCCTCCTGTACCTTCTAGTTCGTTAGCAGCATCAGCAATTCCATTACCACCACCTCCACCTCCCCCAAAGTGTCCAGAAACACCATAAGATGAAGGAATAGATGAACTAGCATCTATTCCTATACCTCCATTACCTGATTTAGTTTCTGTACCATCTACACCTTTGCCTCCAGCACCTCCGCCTCCGCCGCCTTTTCTAGGCGGTTGTTGCTGTGTTCCATATCCATTACCGCCACTATTACCATCGCCGCTTGAACCACCTTTACCTTCTTGACCTTTTTTACCACCCTTTGCGGTATAATCGCCTAATATTGTATCACCGCCATCACCAACAGCCCCCGCCCCACCCGCCCCACCCGCCCCAATAGTAATTGAATGACCTCCGTCCTTTGGTTTTATTTCTATATTTTTTTTAAATATAACACCGCCACCTCCTCCGCCTCCACCATGATGCGCAGTGCTGCCACCTCCACCGCCTCCTACAACTAATATATCGCATTTTATATCCTTATCTGGATTAAAATTGTGCGCTCCTGTTTTATACACATGGTAATAGGTTTTTTTAATCATAGATTTATAAGTGAATTTAGTTTCAGGTGTAATAGTATATTGTGGATTATTAGCAGCAGTACCTTCAAAACTAGGTCTAAAATTAGTTTCTCTTGAAGTTTCTACCATCTTTTTAAATGGTGCAAATAACAATGTATTAAAGTGTAAATATGATATAATTGTCATATAGTTTTTAATAATATTATTAATATTTTTTTCTTTTTCATCGTCATTAAATACTCTAATTTTATGACCTCCTTCATCATAATATCCATTTGATACAACACCTTTTAATTCTTTAAAAATAGATATTTTTAATCTAAATTTATGTGGTATTATCTCGCCATTTTTGTCTTTTTCAAAATAAACGTAATTGCTTATTAAGTCATTATTTTTATAAGCATCTTTGTTATTGCCAAATAATTCAAGGCATATTTTAATAACATTAATAATTTTATTTGTTCCATAATCTGTAAATTTTTTAATAAAATTTTCTTTAGTATCATAATTTGACCCTTTTGATATTTCAATTATTTTTTCATTAATAAAATCATATAACTTTGCCAAATTATTAGATTTATCCCAATCTTTTTCAAACTCCTTATTTATCTTAATAAATTGTTCATCATAATATTTTCTAAAATCATTATAGTCGCGCGCTTCCTCCTTACTATATTTATCAGCAGTTGCCATAGTACTATATTTAATACTATCAGGATTAGTATCATCTCTGTATATAAAAGACGCGAGCACATTTGTAATTATATAAAGTTCATAATAATCCTTGTCGTATCTTTTCTGATTATTATCATGAAGTTTAATGAAAGGGATTATTAGATTATTCATATCATTTAAATCCCTTTTATATGAACTATCAAATAAACCATATATTACATTTAAATTATAATTTGTATTAAAATTCATAAAGATAGTTATATAGAACGTAAATATTAGCAATATTATTAGAGGTATTACTACATCATATGAGAACGTTGTTAAAGATGATTGATTATTTATATAAAGTGATATTATTAATATTACAGATATTATTAGAATTAATATAATATAATATATGAGAGATTTGATATTTTTGATGAAGTAATTCCCCACTTTATATTCAATATCATATATGCTATTATCATTATTTGAAATATTAAAATATTTTTCGTAAAATGTATTTTCGGAATTATATGATATATCTGCGGAGAAATTTTCTTTATTCTCATTTACATTATTAAGCGCATTGTATTCTTTACCAAAAAACGGTACCTTTTTAGTACTAGCAGCAGTATATTCGGTGTATTTTTCGATTTCGGCAATTAAATATAATTTTATAGCGTTGGTTGTCTTATTAGTTAAATGTTTTTCTAATATTTTTTTGCTATTAATCTTCTGTTCTTTGAGAAACTTAATTAAATTTAATAATATCTTATGTTTCTCATAATCGGGGAATATAATCTTATCTATATAATTATAATCTGGATAATAATTTTCCTCATTGTATATATCCTTGCTTTTATGTTTAATCCAATAATTTATTTCATTAAGCGAAAAATATATTAATAAATTTAATAAAATATTATATGTATCATCAAGTTCAATTGTAAGTTTAACAGTAGTTTTCATGTAGTTAAATAAGGTATCAAATATGAGATTATATATAACTTTATTGGCTTTTGTAAAATGACCAATGCGTATGCTATTAATCATATAAAATTGATCATAATAATTATCCTCTTTATATTTATCTAGTATAGTTTCATATTTATCCCTAATTTTTAAATTATCTTCGTTTGTTATCGGAGGATTATCTGACTGTATCTTTAATCCATGTATATCTTTGTATGTATCATAATTTTTCTTATGTTTATCATGATATCTTAATAAATCTTGTCCATCTGTAGGAAAGTATTTAGGATCTTCCAATTTAGTTTTAGGAATTAAGGGAGAGACAAATTTAAAATATATATTTTCTTTTAATTTATCATCAATATAAACATCTCGCGCATTATCCTTCTTTTCTATATAATCAATATCATCATAATAAACGATATGAGTCTTTTTATTTTTTTCGGCTATCGCTGCTTCTTTGAATTTTTTGATTGCTTCCTCTTTTACAGTATTTTCATTAAACTCTTCATAATTTCTACCAAGTTTGTTTTGGGATTTAGCTCTAGACACGGCCGCATCACCTGCTTCTTTTGCTTGATCATCAACAGTTTTTTGGTCATAAATTGCGTTTGCTACAGTAATGCCGTATTTAATTGACGTATATTTATCATCTTTTTTTTCATAATAAATTATATCATTGCCGTAGCCAGATTTCGTGATTCCACCTTGAGTTAAATTTTCAGTATAACAACGCAATAATAAATTATCTTTGCCGTAATTATAAGTATCTGCTTCAGTTTTGTCTAATACATCTTTGTAATTTTTTAATATTATATTATAGAAGTTATTATTATCTAATTTAGGAAATCTATTATCTGAAAATGTAAGTAATATATTCATTATGTTTAATATTAAATATGTAAGTAATATAGTTATTATAAGATATCCTATACACAAATTTCTATTAATTACAGCAATAACTTTCGCATCTTCTGGATAATCATATAAATTAGAATTACATACACTAATACACATAATATATGTTAGGAATATGATTAATAATATTAATATTATATTATTATACAGTTTATTTATATTTAAAAAATGTATTTCTGAAACCTTTTCATTATCTATGTTAAAATAATTTCTATATCCTACAGTTTCTGTCGGAGCATATCTCATAATCAATATAACTATAATAAACATAAGTGTTAAAAATCCGAATATATATGGTATATTTTTAATAACATTTATCAATACGCTACCATCAAAATCGCTAATATAAGGATAATATATATTATTGTGTTTAATAAATTTATAAAATGTGTTAATGTAAAATATTATTATTATAAGGGCAATCATAAAATAATATGCTTTAGTATTAAAGATATCATTGGGTAAGAGGAGATTATAACTATTTTTTGCTATATTAAATCTTCCAGTTTCCGCTTCGCAATAAATGTCATTACAATGTTTTTTTATATTAATATCAGAGACATCTTTAATATAATTAATTTTAAAAAAAGACATTGATATGTTTTTTAATTCATTTATAAAAATTATTATCATCATAATAAATACGATAAATATAATAATACGCATTTTAATAAGTATAAAGAAAAAAAGAAATTAAAACTATTCAAGTTTTTTTTTAACAATATATCCAGATATATAAAATATAAACATTACTATTGATACGACCGCAATAATTGTAAAATTAGATTTAAACGCTTGCGATAGCATATATATAGGAAAGAATAATATTATAAAATATGCTATGGTAAATCTTACAACATCATCTATTTCTTCATTTAATTTATCTATTGTTTTGGCGCTATTATAATACTTAAAGTTATTAATATTTTCTAATGTTAGTTTATAGTCATTTTTATTATGTAAATATTCGTTTTTACTCTTTAAATCACTATGTAATATGTATAATTCTTCTATTAAATCCTTTGTAAATACTATATCTTCTACGGAATCTATATCATTTCCTCCATATTTAACAATAATTTCAATGAATTTTTTATTTAATTCAGGTTCTGTCTTTCGTTCTTTTATTAATATATCTATTTCCTTTAAAAGCATAATATATTCGTATGCTTTAGTATCGGCATATATTTCGGTTATTTTCTTGAGAATTAAAGAAAATAGTATTGTAAATAGTGCGACATGTAGAAATATATATAATGATGAATGTAGATAATAATTATATTTATTGTTATCGTTTTCTTTTTTAATTATGCTATAATATATGCTGGATAAATGAAGAATAAAGAATAACCATATAATAATAAATAGCGGCAGTCCGCTATGTAAATAATCGTTATATACTTTCATTATGTTAAATTCTCCATCTACCATGCTCAAATCTCTATTGATATTTATAAAGTCGTCATAATTATCAGTAGATTTCTTAACATAATCTATGCTCGATTTAAAGTTTTTTTGTATAACATTAAAATCGAATAAATAAGATGACATGTTCCACATGTACGAATTTTTAATTTTAATATCGGCATCATATAGATTTTTTTTAGCATCGCAAATATTGTTATAAATATTAATATTATTATTTAAATCTTTCGCATAATTTAAATATATCAGTGGTATTAAACTTATTATAGATAAAATTAATATTAGTGATGATATTAATATTAATTCAATATTTTCTATCATTTATATTCTAATATATAATATTATATTATTCATGAAGTTTGCCATACCTGCCTTTCTTCGCCGCTTGTAAAATTAGGCACTATACTTTTCATTTTTCTGTTATATTCATCAATGCGTTTTTGATATTCGTCATCAACGTATGATAAATTACCATTATTAAGATTTGTCGATACTGTATTATATGTGTTAAATAAGGAATTTAATAATTCATTATTTCCTCCGTCATAACTATTATCTACATCGTATTTTTGTTTTGATACTATATCTTTCAATTGTTCAAAGGACATCGTTGGGATACTCATTATATAATATTATTAAATATAAAAATATATGGAAAAAATATAAAAATTGATTGTCGATAATATAATTATTATCACTATATACAACAATGACCGCTAAAACGCTTTCAGTTATTCTTAAGGAGAAATTTAACAAAATGTCTGACGATATCAATAATGTCAAGGAAATCAATATCTTCTATAAAGAGGCGCTTAAAGAAGCAGTTGAAGAAAATAAGATTGTTGGGAAGAAAAAGAAATCTTCGCTGGAAAAAAATGAAAATGGCGAAGAGAAGATTAAGAAACCTCCGTCGGAGTATCAGGAGTTTGTTAAAAATTATCAACAAGTCATCAAGGAAAAGTTCCCTGACCTGCCCAGCAATCAAAGATTTGGTAAAATTGCTGAAGAATGGAAGAAGTACAAGGAAAATAGAGATAGTAAAGGACCTGTTGTTAATAATTTTATGAAGGTAGAAGAAGTATCTCCTCCAACTTCTGATAATGAAGATGAACCTAAACAATCGCCTAAACTTAAGTCGAAAGAAAAAGTAGTTGAACAAACTAAACTACCCAGCGAAGAACCTGATGAGGAAGCAGTAGAAGAACAACCAATGACTTCTCTTAAGAAAAAGAAAGGTACTTTGCGTACTCTGCCTCCTATCAAAATTCCCGCAAATAAGATGTAAATTGTTGAGCGTGTCCAAGTGTTGTAATCGGCGCATAAGTATATATGCGAATAATTATTAAATGATAATAAATGTTATATTTTTATTTTTTGTCTTAATAATATCTATCCTATCTAACCTAATGTGAATATAGGAATCATTATGATTAATAATAATTTGTTCTTTTATTTATCTTTATTCTAAAAAATTGATTTTAATTGATATCTTATATTAAAGCACTGCGAAAACAGACAGACTAGATGGCGTATTCTACTACTGCTAACGGCGACACTCTTAAAAAGGAAGTATATGAAAAGATTTACACCAATCCTTCTTATTACATTGAGTGGTTGGATGAGATTAAGAATAATGGCGTTGATAACGAGGGACGTGTTAGAAACCCTCTGAGTGAAAATGGTAGTCTCGTTTATACCAATAAGAACGGGTTATATTCGACCCTATGGAATGCGTGTGTGGATGTTATGCAAGGAAATTATGATTTTACCGATATTCCGCGCCCAACGAAGGTAATTTATAATAATACGCGCTGGTTGAATTATTTGCAAACACTAAAATCTAGATAGAAACATTATAGATGCTTAATTGTGTGTTAGATTAGTATATATTTTTTATAATTGTTAATAATTGTTTATAATATTTTGAGTAGCGTAAGCGTATAACTTTTTTTATTTAGAAATTTCTAGAAAACTTTTGGAATATTAGAAAATAAAAAGTTATACGCTTACGCTACTCAAATTCTATTTTGATATTTTTGAAAGAATCTTGATAGAACATAGAG